TAATGCTTTTATCTTTGCTTCAAGCAGCTTGATTTCTGTTTTTGTCTTTTTGTCTGTCAAAGTATCCTTGTTCTGTCCTGTCAGTTCGATAATCAGCCTTATTGCAGATATGCAATTTTTGTCTTTCTCGTTGGTTGCAATTTTAAACAATTTAAGTGCCATTACCTCAGCACCCGACAATTCTTTACCGCTGTTATCACTGTATGTATTATCAAGCATACTTTGCACGGCTTTCCGCATATCCGCTTTTTTGCGTCTTGCTTTGCCTGACGTTATGCCACCCTGTCGTGCGATTTCGACCTGTTCTCGACCTGTTTTAAACTGTGTATCGGGATTTCCCTTTTTGAGATTTTCTTCATTCACCTTTTCACCACCTTTACAACGTAAGCAGTCTTGTTACATCTTTTTCCGTGTGTCCGTCCCAATGTTTACTAACTGCTCCTCTGACTTGCTCTTATTGTAGTACAACAACAGCCATAATTGCGAAGTTCTGGTAAATCTTCACCATATATATAATTGTGATTGTATTCTGATTTTAATGTATCAATCATTAATTGTCTGTAACGAGGATATTTATTATTGTTTAGTCTTTCGATAAGAGTTCTTTTTGAAGCACGAATAAAATTATCCTCTCTCATGCTTACTAAGCAACCACTTCCAAATTCACAGACAGCACATTGTTTATCTCCAGCACCACACATTTACGAGTTCACTCTCCTATTCTGCCTTGCTTTTCGGCTTTCGCTTTTGATTTATAAACTTTTCCTGTTTTGCCGTACTTGTAACCGCCTTTGACTTTGTTGACGGGCATATTTTCACCACCTTATTTGTACTTTTCAATGATTTTTGCAGCAGAGTTGTTCTCGCTAATAAATTGAAGAACTCCACCTTTGCGATTTTTTAGCCCAAAGTTTATAGCGTCTGAAAACGTCTTAATACTTGGATTTACTTTTTTTGCACTAGAAATAAACTGTTCCTGTGCCGCTGCTCTTTTCTCTGGAACTGTTGGTAATCTGCTCATAACCATATCGACTTCTTGGCTCAACTTTTTACTAATTAAGTTTTTAGCATAATTTACCTGCTTTTCTGTCCCCGACAATTTAGGGTAAGCGATGTTTATTAGTACGTTTTCATTGTTAATACGTCGCTCAATCTCTGACATTGCGTTTTTATCTGTTACTGATTTAGCCATATTGTCTAACATGCTGTCACCATATGCAGAAGAAAAGAAATAAAAGTCCTTTTGTTGGCTTTTGGACAGTCCTCTGCTCAGCTCCGAATTAAGCACACTTTTAAAACTTGCGTCACCGCTTGATGCTTGCGTTGCCCTGTTGGCTTTACTACTTGCACCTCGACCACCCAACTTAATTCACCGCCTTATTTTTATCATTTACGCTTTGATTTTTTGAATTCGCTAAATTCTTTTGCTTTTTTCAAAGCGGTCTTTTTCATTTCTTCAAGCGAAATGGGGCGTTCTTGCCTTTTTAATAACCTGTTTGCAAGGGTCATTGCTTGCCCACCTTCCAAAATTTGTAAAGCTGCTCTTTTGGTACGGCTTATGGGTGCCTGCATATTAAAGTCCCATGATCCTGCGTTTATCGCTTCGTTGCCTTTTTTTGCCATCTCTTTTAGTTGCTCGGTGGAAAGTTTGCTCGCTTCATATACTTCTTCGCTAAAACTTTTTTTCATAACTCTATTCAAACCAATTCCCAAATCAAATATTTGCTTCTTCCCTTTTTCGTTGGTATATTCAAGTTTGCCGAACCCCCCCGTTCAACCTTTCGGGCAACACTAACTCTTTTATTGCTTCTGCAAATTGCGTATCACTCTCATTCTTCTTAATTTTTGCTTCTTTTGATTTTCCGCTCGAGCTTCCTCTACCGCCCATATTATTCACCAAACTTTCTCGCTTGAAAATGTTTTACTTCCGCATTTCCAAAATCAAAATCTATCTCTGAGCCGTACAAAATAACTTGCTTCGGCTGTAACCTTGTCATAGCCTCTTTCATTCCGTCAACCCATATTTCTTTCGCCTTTTTATCTCGCATTACTCCGACAGTTGACACAGCCACCGTTCCGCCCTGTTCCAGACCATCAAAGCAAAATTGATATGTTTCTTTTTCAGCCCATGATAGTGTTGGAATAACTTTAATCCCTGCGTCTTGACACATCTGCCCGATAAGTCTTGACCTGTAAGCATTCCATATCTTCATAGCCATAGGCATATCCATATAAAGCGACCAATCGGGAGTAAAAACACACTGAAACTTTTTCAAGCGTTCTATGATAAGTTGAGGGCTGTTCCATATTCTTTCAAATTGGTAATCGTCAATAAAGAAATGTACGCCTACATTTGTTTCCTTTGCGGTCTTGACATAGTTAAAACCAATCAAATTTTCGGGAATATAATTGCACTTCTTGAGAATAGGCATATTGTAAAAGCCTTGCGTTCTGCTTTCATCATATTCATTGAGATTTACGGAATTATATGTCTTTTCTCGTTCGTCACCGTAGTAGCCGTCATCATCTTCGTTTTCAAAATCGGGTACAGATATATCCAAATCAAAACCAAGGTCACCCATATCAATATCGGTTATGCCGTCAAGTTCCAAATCCAATAAATCCATGTCCCACGTTGCAAGCTCACTGACTTTGTTATCTGCAAGTCTGAACGCTTGAATTTGCTGTTCTGTCAAATCGTCTGCAATAATGCACGGTACTTCTTTCATACCGATTTTCTTTGCAGCTTTCAGGCGTGTATGACCTGCAACAATGGTTTTATCCTTGTCGATGACAATCGGCACCTTGAAACCAAATTCACGGATAGAGTTTGCTACATAATCAACTGCATCGTCGTTGTGACGAGGGTTATTTGCATACGGTATTAACTCGCTTGTTTTGATGTACTCAACTTTCAATTCCGACATATCGCACCTCAATCAATCACACTGCCCGAAAACGCCGTCATCGTCATCAACAGGCTTGTTGCAGTTTTGGCAATGTGAATTACATTTCTGCTTGCAATCCCCTGTTTGCTCAATATTTGCAAGCTCCGTCAACAAACTGTCATCGTATTCGGTATCGCATACCGCTTTGAACGCTTTTGCCAAATCTTTTATTTCTCGGGCGGTAGGCTCGTAGTCGTTCAGCCTTTCCCCGATTATATCAAAAAAGTTCTGCTTGATTTCTGCTTTTGTCATAATAAAGTCCCTCCGATTTGTAACATTTACCTCCTGCATATAGCACAAAATCCGTCATCTAACCATTGACGGATTTCGTACCAAAAAAATAAGAAAGGAGGCATTACTGTAAAATGACTGCCGTTGTAATTGGTTGCAGAGGTCGGACTTGAACCGACAATTTTTAGGTTATGAGCCTAACGAGATGCCTTTACTCTACCCTGCTATGTCTGTTCCGATTACGAGCGGTAATCGGAACACGCAACAAATTTTTTAAGGAGTATGATTACAAGGAAAAAGGTGATTTTCCAAAACCACCTTTATTATAACACATTTCTTTTCTTTTTAACAGTCTTTGCACACACAAATTTTTTTAAAATTTTTTGTGTATTTTGTACATTATTTTCAAGTTCAAAAACTTTAAGTGCAAGTTTTCCTTGTTTTTTCAAGTATGACATCGATATATTCATTTTTTCGGCTGTTTGCTCTTGCGTCATGCCTTTGATGTACCTGTATATGAGCAAGTCCATCAATTCGGGGTTGTAAACACGCTGTATTTTCCCCCCCCCGACTTCCAATAAATATTCCTTTGAACTCACCTTTGACCAAACTCCTTTTTAAATGTGTCTCAGACACGCTGTAATGCCCCGTATTTGCATTTTCCGAGTGAGGGAATATAATTTCATACCCTCACTCAAAAACGCTCTAAAAACGGCTTATTTCAGCAGTTCGGGATTGTCGTGGACGTTGCCTATAACTTCAACGTCACCATTCCAAACTCCAACAACTTCAAAATCGTTCAACTGTTTGCATTCTTCAAACGTTTCACCGAAAGACAACAAGAACTGCCCTCTGTCATATAAAACAACCGCCTTTTGATTGAGTGAGCCATTGCCGAAATATTCGCTTTTACCTTTGACAATATCTCCCTCAAAAATCTTTGTGCCGTTCTTGTCGTTCAAGCCTGTAAACTGTCCAATGGTTTTAGTATTAACAATTTCCGTTGAATACCCGTCTATATCACAGATATAATAAATAAAAGCATTTTTATCAAAAGTATCTTTATCCACGAGCAACGAGCCATATATCCATGTTGAATTTTCGTTTCGACCTCTGAAAAGTATCTCTCTCATTTGTCATTCTCCTTTTACGACATAGCCAAACGGAACAACACCATTTACAATGGATTTCCAATGTTCACGTACATCGGGGTGTGCTATGCTGTTTTCGTTCTCTGACAACAGTTCTTTTGCTCTTTCCTGCAACGCTTCCCATGTTTCAAGAGATATTGTGTTTTTAGTAAATTCGTCTTTATACTGTGGGAAAAGCATTTTGTCATAATCAATAATTGCCAGACCGCACTTGTTTGAACTATAACTCCACTGCTTTACAAAATTCCACATCACAAATCCCGCCTGAAATCCTGTGATACCGCCATTTTCGGTACTGTCTGCCGCCCATGCTGCCGCAATCGCGCAAGCTGAAACAGCGTGACAAATCGTGCCGTAATCGTGTATGTAATCATTCATAACGTGGTTCACGAAATCGGGAAGTGTTTCAAGCGTTTGTTTTTTTGCCTGTTCAAACCATTCTTTTTCAGCGTGCATTTCCTCTGTAATTGCAATTTTACTCATTTTTCGTTCTCCTTTACTCCAAAACATTCAAGTGCTTTTTTCTCTGCTGTCGAAATTTCATCAAGTGTGCGTGAAAATATCTTTACATTCCCTGCACAGCCTTTACAGTAAAGCACTGTTGTAAAGCCTTTTTCACCTATGATGTTTCTGTCCTCGTGCGTGTACATCTCCAAATCTCCGCCACAGTAACGGCATTTTGCTTTATATATCTTCTTTTCCATTGTCGGCTCTCCTGTTCCATCTCTCAACAATCTGCTTTTTATCATACGCAGTAATAATAACACCTAAACGGAGTGGACAATCACCAAGAACTGTTTTATGTGTCAAGAAAAGATAATGGTCTTTATCATTCCAATCCTCTTTCAATTTTTCACCGCAGAACGGGCAAGGTTTAAGCTGTTCCATCATTTTCACTCTCCTTATACTCGGGACACTCTTTGCGTTTCATCTCAACGTCAAGCTGTACTTCCGAGTATGCCTTAAAGAAATCCTCCGGAAAAAACTTCATTTCAGCCTTACAGTTCGGGCAGGATTTACTCGGCTCTTTGACCTGAGAATAACATTTACTGCACTCATATCTGTACTGTGGCGGATAACTTGCTAAACAAATTGTTCTCCAAATTCCGACAGTTTTTCCAGTGCCGTAGGGCGTTTCTATCAGCTCACTCATTTTTATACCTCCATTTTTGCACCGCAGTTCGGACAATATTTTGCCTCTTCTTTTGGAAAATACCATTTATAAGAACATTCAGTGCAAATCCATCTATTTTTGTATTTGCCTTGGTCATGCAACCATTTTCCCGTCTTTTCTTTCGGCTGAACGCTCGGCAAATTATCTAATACCTCTCTAATCTCTAAACCGTTCAATTCCCATATTTCGCCCCATTTATACCTGCGTGAATGTTGCCCTTTTTCAATAAGTGCCATTTCCGCCGCCTGTCTGCTAATCAAATCGTCACTCATTTTCATCACTCCAATCCAAAGCCTGACCGCAATCAGGGCAATATGTAAAACAATCATTTTCTTCATCAACTGCTAAACGACTGCACTCACAAAAAGGTGCTTTTATACCTTTTGCGAATTTATGAGCATAGTATTCAGTTTCACGATACAAAGGCTTTTTCGGCACCTGCTTTTCAAGTGCGGATATACCGACTTTCAATGCCTCTATATCTTGCAAGAATACCTCGTCAAAGTCGTCACGGTGACAGAAACTTTCTCTGTCTTTTATCAAATCTTCAAGCTGATATATCGCTTTTTCTATCGTCATTTTCTTATCTCTCGCTTTCTCGTTGGCTTTAAAAATTCCGCTGCCGTTGCACCTGCAACGTATCGTTTATAAAGCGTATTATATGCAATACCCGTTATTTCTGACCATTCTTTCAGCGTATGCAACACTCCATTGATTTCGATTTCAACGTATTTTTGCAAAGGTGCAATAAGTTCTGTACCTCTTTTGCCACGGCAGTATCGGCTTGTGATGAGTTTTGCATCAAGACACGCAATGCACGCCCATTCTTCATAAGTATGCGTTTTGCCGTTTATCGTGATATACGTTGTCTTTTTGGGTGCGATGAGGTCAATTCCTCGTTTTCCGTCATAGTATCTCTGCTTGATAGTACTTTTCGGAAGCCCCGTAATTTCCGCCCATTCCGCAAAAGTGTGAGTTTCACCGTTGACCGTTATCAATACAGGTTGCAGTATCTTTGGCGGCGCTATCAATGCAGTTCCTCTCATGCGAAACTTGTAGTACCTTTTTTTTATTGTCAATTCGCTTATGCCCGTTATCTCCGCCCACTCTTTGAGCGTATGCGATTCGTCCCCGATTTTAACCTGCATTGACTGTCTCATTCGTCATCGTCCTTTCCCACCGAAAATATCGTCATTGCGAAAAATGTTATCACTCCGCCGATTATCAGACCGCCTATGAAGTCCATAATGTTCCCCTCTTTCTGTCTGCCAAGTTCGCTTTATGCCTTTGGTAGCTGTTCCAAAGTTTTTCAAAAGTCTGCAAATCATATTTTGTTACAAAAGGCAGTTTGCAGTTGGAAATACACTCATAAATATAATCTTTCATTTTTTCAAAATCCTCACAAATCGGGAAATCTTTGCTTTTCACTATGTACTGTCCCATTTTGTGCATATTGAAAGTTCTGTCATACTCTCCATAATAATGACGGTACTGTTCCAGCCACTCACCGAAAGTTTCGGCATTCACTCCTCTTTTAAACCTTACACGGTATTCCCAATTCAAACGATTGGCATTAACGGGCTTATATTTTCCAAATATCAACATGGCATCTTTGAACTGATTATTTGTCAAATATATGCCCGTATCATCTTCAAACCTGTGCTTCAAATTGTAGCTTGTTTGACTGCATATACTTTTTGACGAAACAAAATTGTTATAAATCCATTTTTTAACGATTGCCTGCTGTTCATCGGTGCATTCGGTTATAAGCCTGCTGTCATTATGCTTGCATTCATTTGTAAAAGGTCTTTCGTTAATTATCATTTTTTCATCTCCTATACATAGTCGCTTATCAATAAGTCATACGCATCATAACCACGTCTGCCGTCCTCGCAGGCTCCGTGAATGCATCTTCTGACTTCTTCCTCTGTGTAAAGTCTTTCATCACTGTCATTTTCTATATCCTCAATTTCAATTTCCTCTGCATAGTCCGATTTGGCATCTCTGATACAGAACACATAATTCGGTCTGCTGTTTTCGCCGTTGTTGTAAAACTTGTTTTTTCTGACGAAAAACCTTACAGTGCCTTTAAAGTTTTTGAGTTTTGAAAGGTCTATCACCGCAGACTGAAAATATTGTCCGTTTTTCTGATACCAAAGACCTTCCCAATTTGTCTGTTTTTTGTCAAAAGTATTCATTCAAATAACTCCTCTCAACCTGTAATTCTTGTGTATATCGGGGGAAATGTTTATCGTGTATTCACCTGCATATTCGCAAATACGGCTTACAACTGCCTCGTCTATTTTCAGCATATCCGAAATTGTCCTCTCGGAACTGATTATCGTTATGAAATCGGGATTGATGTATCTCTGATTGATTATCTCAAAAGCGATATTCACATCGGCAGATGTGGGAAACTCACCCGACCTTGTTTTAAACAAGTCATCTATATACAGCACTTCCGCATTTTTAAAAGGCTTTATCAGAAATTCATATTCATAGCTGTTTGCATGGGATTTCAGCTTTACAACATCGTCCCTCCATTGCATATAACGGGCTTGTTTGCCCTGTTTGAGCAGTTCCCCGACAATCGCCGTGCATATATGCGACTTTCCGCACCCTATCTGACCGCCGATAAAAAACCACTTTGCATTGGTTCTGAGGAAATTCACGGCTTTTCCTTTGATGAGCTTTTGAAAGCTCTCGCCTGTTTCGTAGCTGTCAAAAGTGTACTTATCAAGCAGATTGGAAAGACCACTTTTTTTAATTCTGTCAAGGCTCTCACGGGTTTTCATGCACTCGCAGTCTTTACTGACAATCTCGTTGCCGTGATACATATACACGATACCCTTATTATGACACACGTTGCAATTATAACCCTGTAAACTGCCCTCTGTGTTGTTCATGACTTGCACTCTGTCAAACGGCTGTTTTATGGAAGATACGATTTTTTGAAAGTCATCTTCGGACAAGCCCGATTTTGTACGCAGCTCATGTATCATTATTTGAAACTCATTCATAAATTCAACCCTCCTTTAAAGTGAATATCATTCGGGATATTGCCTTTGCGATATTTGCCTGCTTTCTCGTCATCATTGAACCACTTGGTAATATAATCTCTCATGCCATTGATGTATTTTTGAATTTCAGGCTTTGAAGTAAGTACGCTTATCATTCTTTTAAAACATTCATCAATGTTCATGTTCGGGTAGGTGCGTGTAAGTTCGGTGTAATATTCCTCGTCAACCGTAAAAACTCCGTTTCGGCACGGAATTTGGAATTTGCCACACACTACTTTACTTTCATTTACTTTACTTTGATTTACTTTACTTTTATTTGCGGTGTTTTTCTCGGAATTATCGTGGTTTTTCTCGGATAAATTATCGTTTTTCTCGGAAAAACCGTCAAAAGACTGCACTTTAATACAGGGTTCGGTTTCCTCTTTTTTTAAGAGCCAAATCCTGTCATCTACGATGATATCACGGTGAGCCTTTTTTGCTATTTCCTTTTTAGCTTCTTGATATCTTCGTTGTACTGATTTTGCAGTTATTACAGTGACCGTTTCAGAAAGTATGCTTTTCACAAGCAGTGACCGGCTGACTAAGTATTCTAATATCTGCGTTGTCTTTTGTTCGGAAAAATTGAAATAATCCGACATTATCAATACAAAATCTTCATCACACTCGGTATAATAACCTTTGTCGTGATAAATTTGACACAGTATGTACAAATATACTGCTATCCCGTCAGCACCATACTTCGCTTTCAGGATTCTTATTTTGTTATCCTCGAAAAAGTCCGTATCTAAAGGAAAGTAATCAAGATTTTCTTTTCTCGGTCTTGCCATTACTTCCGCTCCTTTATGGTCAGTGACCGGCAAGGGCAGTGTGTATCACCGATACAGTGACCAGCCTTGCAAGTTTAACCATAAAAATTATTTTTCACTTATGCCCCGAAAGGCTGTAAAATTCAACCTCTCGGGGGATAACCATGAAAACTATTTTTTATCTGTATATACCCACTTCAAACCATTTTTATAAAACTTGCGAATTATCTTTCTGCCCGTGTAAACCCATTTACCGCCCCAAAGCTTATGGACAAAATCTTCATCGAGCCTGTCTTTATGGATAGGTTCAAGCAGTTCATACCCTCTCGCCCCGTCTTTATATCGGGAGCGAATGGTTGACGGATATAACTCATACATTTCCGCCCGTTCGGGAACGGATTTTGTTTCTCCGTCAATTGTTATCTCTGATATATACCTTTCCATTTTTTATATCTCCTAATATATAGCCTTCAAATTCAAGCCGTTCTTCGTCAGACAACGGACACCATTCGGGAATGCCTTTCCACTTCTTGTAACGCTCGAACAACGGCTTTATTTTCGGGTCACTTATATCTACTTTGTAACCGTAACAATCGTCAGGAATAAATAAATTTTTCACCGTTTATCACCTGAAAGATAGGCTGACCACTGCTCAGCCATTGCTTTGGCTATTCCTTCAAAAGTCTTTGCACGTTCTTTCGGGTCTTTTGATTTCCCCGTAACTTCGCCCTGTATAGCTTGCTTTTTCCAAATCGCAGAATTGCCGTTTACATACATTCCTTTTGGCTCAACAATGTTTGTTGGTTTTAATTTCGGCAAATTTTTCAGCCACAAACACGTTTTTTTTGTGAATGGGTGCCCATATTCAAAAGGCTGTATTATCTGCGTATATTTTGGCAGCTCATATATTTTTGACGGAACGGGATTCTCAACGGCTATATGCTCGCAATCTGCATTGTATAATCTCAAAAAGAATCGTTTTGCTCGCAACCCCTGTTCGTACCTTTCTGTGTTAAGCTGCCCTGCTTTCGGGTATAGTCTGCAAGCCCCCGCATTTGAAAGGTATGTGCATGGAGGGTGTGCAATTATCAAATCCCACTTATTTTCAATAGTGTGAGTTTCACCGTCCATGGTGCAGAAAATTATAAAATCATACGGTTCGCCACGACAATTGTTAAGCGGTTCGATAATATTAAGTGCATCTGCTTTTATATGCCATTCGGGGTGTCCACCACTCGGTTCTTGTATGTCGCATGAATACGCTTCATGTCCTAACTTTCTGAAAGCTGTACATACCCTTTGGCTTTCTTCACACGCTACCAATACTTTCAATTTCAATTTCAACCCTTTCGATACCGTCCTCCGCCCACACTTTGTCAACCGTCAAACAAGTTATCTGTTTGTCGTCCCTATACGCTATTTCGTTAATAGCGTCGCACACCGCCTTCGCAATGTTGTCGGCGTCTGGCTTTAATGTGGGGAAGTCCATTTTGTTTGTTTTTGCCTTTTTAAAATAGGCTGTGATTTTAATCTGTATCGGTGCTGTATTACTAATCATAGCACCGATAATAGCACCGCCTGCCGCTATGTATGCCTGCTTGATTTGTCCCTCATAATCAACCGTATTTTTCGGGGTGTATGCCCGTCCTTGACGTGTAAATCTCGGACGGGCTTTGCCCTGCGGTTTGCCGTAAACTGTGAATTTAATACCCATCAGCTGACTCCATTCTTTTCTGTTGTAGTTAGGTTCACTTCCTATATCTTCGAGAATTTCATCAACAATTATTCCTTTTTTGCCCGTATATTCGGCATACTGTTTGTCGGTGTAATATCTTCTGTCTTTTGGGTTTCGACAGGCTTTTAATACTCCATCTCTATCCCATCTCTGTAATGTCTTAACCGAAACACCTATCATTTCGGCAAATTCTTTAGGTTTGTAATTGCTCATAAGTTCACTCCCTTATGAACATATTATGCCATATTCAAACACTTTTGTCAATGCTTTTTGGCACTTATTTTGTTACTTCTTTTTTGTTTTTTATCAAAACGGTAAATCTTCATCGGACGGCATATCGCTGAAACTGCCGTCAAAACTGTTATTATTTGCTGTCGGCTGTGTATTCTGCACGGGTGCAGCGTTTGTATTTGCCGTATTGTTTGCCTTGCTCTCGCAGAAGTATACACCGCTTGCGACAACGTCAAATGTATAACGCTTGTTGCCGTTAGTGTCCGTGTAAGAACCTGTACGGATTTCGCCCGTCAAGCCTATTCTCTGACCTTTTGTGAAATATTTGCAGACAAATTCCGCTGTTTTGCCCCATGCAACTATGTTTATGAAGTCTGTCTGACGTTCCTCACCCTGTTTTGTGTAAGCCCTGTCAACTGCTATGCTGAAACGCGTGTAAGCCGTGTTTGACTGGGTGTATTTGAGTTCGGGGGCTGTTGTAAGTCTGCCGATTAAAGATACGTTATTCATTTCTCAACGTCTCCTATAAATTTAAATTGTTAAAAGTTTCCTGTTCTTTGTCCGTGAGCGTGCCTTTTAAGTATTTCGCTAAAAGTTTATTGTAGAGCTTTTCTTTTTCTGTCATTTCCTGCTCTCTTACTTTCATCAGTGCCTGTTTCTCCGCTTTTTCCCTTTGCAAGTCATTAAGCGTTTTAGGCGTTTGGCAACATTTGCCTAAAATACGTCTTACTGTATCTTCATAATCGTGAACCGTATAAGCATACTCAAAGCCGTCTTCTTCACACTCGAATCCAAGTACTATGTTTGCGTCACCGTCATTTGGATATACACAAATTATCTTGCTGATGTTTATGAGAACGTTTTCACCGTTAAGCGTTGTACATTCAAGAAATTTACTCAAAATTCATACCTCCGTGTCCGTGCAGATAAATAAATCTGCTGTTTATACCTGCATTTTTTATGATAAAATCATCTGCTTTTGCCTTTGAGAGATGATTTTTCAATACGTCTTTTTCATACGCATATTCGCCTTTTGATACCTTTTCGGCAATTCGCTGTTGAATTTCGTTGTCTTCATAATTGGCTTCAATCATATAGAAGTCAAAATTCGGTGCTATAATGCCGTTGAGGTCGTTTGTATCTGTCGCATAAATGATTTTTTCGCCGTCTTCGGTATAAATTTTATATCCACAATTTTGTACATTGTGGTTAAGAGGTATCATTACAAGCGACACAAAATCAATGTAATTGTTTCTGGTATTCGGAGAATACACATCAATTCTCCATTTCTGCACACCGCAAGCTATCAATTTGTTGATAAGCCACTTACCGCACCCGAAACGGAGTGTCGGGCGTTTTTCGGCAAGTTTTTTTATCGTTGACGGGCAGAAATGGTCGCCGTGTTCGTGTGTGAGGAGTACCAGTTTCAAGCCCTTGATGTAGGGCTTGATGTCTTTGAACGGTACTCCGCAATCAATCAAGATTTCATCATTGATGATGACTGCATTTCCCTTTGAGCCTGTGGAGATTATATTATAAGTCATCAATATTCATCTCCTGTGGCGGTGTTTGCATCTGAACGGGAGTAGGCGGTGTTTCGGGGAGATTTTCGGGCTGAGGTTCATCAATTTCTGTCGGAACAAAATCGCCGTTTTCCGTCGTGTTTGCCGCTTTATTGTCCACTTCAAACGCTTTTTGCATTTCGGCTGACATAACGCCCCATTTGCTTATAATTTGACGAAGCATTGTCTTTTTTGCCATGCCGTCAAAATCTTTGTACCAAAATGAAGAATACTTCCACTCGTCTTTTTCGGGATATTTCTTTGCAAGAAAATCTTCATAGCTGACTTTCGGATACTGACCGCCCGTTGCATTTAACGAAAATGCAGGGCTGTATTTGTCAGCGTGTTTTAACATCTGCTTTTTAGACCAATACAGCACTTTTTTAAATCCGTTGAGATACTCGAACATCGCGTAATATCCGACGGTTTCAGCCGCCTCACGTTCATCAAAGTCCTGTATGGGATTGAGTTCAATTTCGTCATCAAAAGGATTGTAGTAACCAAGCTCGCCTTCCTTGATTTCCATAGCATTGATGTGCTTGTAAAATCCCGAACGTACCGCAAGCTGTATGTAACCTTTATCATTTATACCAACGATTTACCATTTGTGTTGGATTAGACTATCTCTTCATCTCACAAGATGCCGTGCGCTTGGAGTGGTAACTCATCTTCCACTCTACACAGTTACATTCATCACTGTTAGTCGTTACACTACAAGTATCGGTAATGCTTTCCCTTGCAAGTCTTATATTTACCTTTCAAGTGTCCGCATAACGTAGACAGTCCGTATTTTTCGTTTGCGTCTTTTATAGACTTAAATACTTCGCCTGTCTCAATACAAATGACTGGTTTATTACGATAACTATTATCTCTGTGTCGGTCTTTAAGCTTTGCACATCTCTTTTTTATCGTTTCTTGGCTTTGCTTTTTTCCAAGATTTGCGTTTCTGAGCTTTTCCCTTGTTTCCTCAGAAACACTATGTCCTACCTGCGGCCCTTTAAGATTGTTCTTTATAATCTGAGCTTTTTCTTCTTCTGTTTTGGAGTCCCATTGTTTTTTCCCGGCTTCTCTCAATTTTTCCTTTGTTTCCTCGCTAAAAGATATTCCGGTAATTCCACGTCCCCCACGCGTCCTGTTATATTCGGGCTTTAATTTTTCTATCCAAAAAATTTCCCGTTCGTCTAACAGAGACTTGTCACATTCTTCCAAGACTTCAAAAGAGAAATTATCATATCCGTACTTATTATACGCACGTTTAAGGCTTTGGTTGGATTCGCTGCAAATATATTTGTGTTCTTTTTTTCTGCGTTGTATATCTACGCTTTGACCGATATATTTTTTTCCATTTACAAGATTTTTTATTAAGTAAATGCCAGTCATAATGTATCACCTCAAATACATTATAGCACGGTGTTGCCCTTATGTCAATTCTTTTTAGGATATAGAGGCTGTGGAGGGTTTCCACCGTTAGCACATAAAACTGTACACCCCTGAGTAATAGGGTTCACACGGTTTTACTTGACCCATTAGGTTAAGCCAAGAATAAACTGAGCATCATAATGTTCAGGAATGCCGTTTTTGGCTTTGACCTTGAACGGCACCATATAATACTGCCCCAGCTGAGGGGAGTGTGCAAGGTTAAGGCTTTCGGCAAGAAGTGAGGCACTGAGAATAGTGTTAGCCTCGCATTTCTGCAAATCGGGATTTGTCGCAACGGCTGACATGATAGCAGCTGTATATCTCTCAACTTTTTTCTTATCTCCGAGTGTCTGAGAGATAAACTTTTGGTAAGTAGGTGTAGATATTGCCGTTGAAAATTTGGGTTTCTGCATAGCCATCTGATTGTTATTCATTTTTGTTACCTCCGTTTTTGAATTCAATATTATTTTCTATGAGAAAGGCTTTTATCGCCCTTAACTGTTCGAGTGTGCCCGTGACGGTGAAAGTCATGCTGTAAACAGGCATTTCGGAAATATTTTCTTCGGGAGTTTCCTCGACAACGGGCGGTGCAAGCTGTGTGACATTTTCTTCCACTTCACGTTTGATATTTTCCTGTTGGGTGTAGGTTTGAGCTGTCTGCTGTGCCTTTTCAATATCACGTTTTCTTTGATTGACAGACATTCTTGCCTGTGCAAGATTAAGGCAGTTCATATATTCGGCAAGGATTTCATCACCGTCATTTGTCTGAGAAATGCTGTCAACGTCGTTTTTTATGCGGTCTATGACGGAAATAATTTCTTTTTCAAGTGCAGTTTGCGATTTTGTAATCGTGACTTTCGGAATAACCCTGTCGACATCAAGCCAGTTCAAACAATATGCCGTAATAAGTTCCTGAGCATAAGCCTTGACTTTATCGTATTTTTCGGCTTTCTGCACATCTTCGACATCATCAATTTTCTTTTTAAGAACGGCATCGGCTTCCGTAAAGGGAATTTTGATGTACTTGTCATACAGAACCTTGAAGTCTCTAAGGGGCTTTTCATATTCGGCTGTGCGTTCTTTACGCTCGGTTTCGTACTCCTCGAATTTTTTTTTGAGTTCGGTACGGGTTTTCTTGACAGCCTGCTTTGTATCTTCCGTGCAAGCCATAGCCTTGGCAATTTCGATTTTATCTGCACATTCCCTTGCAATTTTCTGTAAATTCTGTTCCGTAACCGACAAATCCGTGATTGAAATGATATTCATACTGCACCTCTCCTTTTTTTTGCAAGATATACTTGATTTTGCCGTCAAAATGGGATATACTTTCGATAGATGTATTTTCTATTTCCCTTGTCGGTATTGGCGTACCGATAGGGGATTTTTCTTTTTTCTCATTCGTTGCCGTTCACCTTTTTCAAAATCGCCTGTGCGTCCTTATCCTTAAACCAATCTCTTGCCTTGTAATTTCTGACTTCCTCGATAATCCAGCCTGCCAAAAGTACAACTGCTATCCATGCCATAAATACAAGCACGACTGTCATTTTTATAGCTTCGCTTTCACTCATTTTTAAACGCTCCTTTCGTCTTTCGGAATAAGTCCTCCGACAAGTACCGTTATATCAACCCCGAATATCTTTGCGAGTATGCTCAAATCTCCCAGAGTGAACTTGTCGGGGCATTTCCTTTTTTCAAGCCATGTGGGAGATGATACTCCGAGTTTTTCATAAACTTCCTTGTTTGTCAGCTCTTGCAGCTCCATATAATACATAATCGTTGCAGTAACTTTCATCAATGGGTTTTTACATTTCTTCGGCATAATAGTCACCACCCGAAATATGTACATGATAGCCTGCGTGTTCAACTATGGTATCGTCGCTTGTGAAAGTGACAAGTGAATTGCCCTTGCCGTTCTGAACGGTAACAGAACCGCTCACCCAATTTATTTTGATTGTCACAACAGGCATTTTGTCATCATTGTAAACCGTTATAGTCCTGTTCATTCAAAATCCCAACTTTCATCATAATCTCTGTCTGCTGTCGGATATTCTTCTTCATCGAGATAGCCTGTATCATATCTCTCAGTGTCTGTATTGCCGTAGAGCTCGTCATACGGTGACCAATAATCTCTCATTTTTTGCACCTCCTTTCAGTATCTTTTGTTCGCCCTCGTCAAGAATTGCTTAGCCCATTCCTCGAAAGGATTTACGGGGATTTCCTTTTCCTCTTTGCCGAACTGGTCTGCAAGTGCTTTTGATACAGCGTTGAGTACACGTGCGTCATCAAGGGCTATTGCGAGTGCTTTGTATGCTGTGTCTTTGTCAACGTTGTATTCGGTCATGATATTGTCCAAGTGGCTGTTTCTGACCTCTTTAAACTGTTCTTTGCCGCTCATTTTTCATTCTCCTTTCCGTCTGTGTCGGTCTGCTCTGCTGTTGCCTGCTGTATGCTGTCACCGAGCAATTCGACAAGTGTTACATTGAGTTTGCTTGCGAGTTTTGCAACGGTTCCCCATTTGGGATTTTTCTTTATGCCCTGTTCGATATGGCATATTGTCGGCTGAGATATTCCCGTGAGTGCCGCAAGTTCCGACTGAGAGTAACCGTTTGCATTACGCAAATTCTTCAAGTTTTCTGCAAGTGACAAAATATCCTCTCCTTTCGTGAATTTTATTATCAAAGTTATTGACAGAGTTAAAAAATGTTCTATAATGGTATTAAGTATATATTGTGGGGTTGCTGTATCTTTATCAATAGCTTTAATAATATTATATCAAAAAGTTTCATGAGTGTCAATATAAAAATCAAAAAGTTTCTTATTTCGTAACTTTGCACAAAAAGAAAGGAGATTTATTATGTATAACATTCAAACTGTTTCTAAAAGAATGAAGCTTGATGCTCGACAGCAAGGAATAAAACTCAAGGAAATGCTTGAAAGTTGTGGATTAAATGTAAATTTCATAATTCAAATGTCTGACCGCACGGGTGCTTTTGCCCTTGCTAAAATAGCCTTTAATCAAAATATGATATTTTTAACCGATTTATGACACATTTTTCCGAACGTTCCATACGATATTCCATACAAAAAATTTGCCTTTTTAGCATTATGTACAAATTTGTACTAAAAATCTTGTTTATTATTTTAAATAAAATATATTGATTTTATTTAAAATCTATGTTATAATTACAGCTGTAAGAACAAATGAAAATCAACAGCCCACAGGGCAGAAAGAGAGAGATTAAGATGAAAGAATTTAAATTTTATTCAGACGGATTTGAACTTCCCGTAAGCGTATGCAAAACACAAAAAGAAGCAGTCTATGAAATCACATCTGCAAGAGAAGCATTGAAACTTTTAGACAAAGAGGGTGAATGCGAAGGCGGTTGTGAAAAACTGATAATAGACGTTATTTACAAAGATGGAAGCACATATTACAATTCAAACAATTATGCAGAGGAAGGCAAGTTCAAAAGAACAGGTATTGCAAGAGCAATAGTATCCACCGAGTACGGAACGGTTGTTTTTGGTGATTTTGCTATAACGGAATACGGAGATGTAACCATAGAAGAAAGCGAAATCGAAGAGTACGGCGTATATGCAGGACAGTATGACGTAAAAGAGCAGGACGAGCAGGAAGTACAGGAAGTATCTGAAACAGAGACCAACGAAACAACGGCTGAAACGACAGCCGAGCAGGAAACAGTTGAGGGTATTTCCAAAATGGAAATACCCACAGAAACGGGCAACAGCGGATTTGAGTATACGAGAAGTCAGGCACAGGAAATCATTGTGGCAGGTACAAGCATAGCAAGAGAAAAGTATAGAGAAAAGCACGGTATATACAGTCCTATGGATTTGAAGAAGTTCAGCAGGAAACAGCTTGACGATTACTTATCAAAGGAACTTGATTACATTAACAAATTTTTGAACGATACCTTGCCAAAAGAAGTATTTAACGCCATGAAAGGAGAGACAATGTATGCTTAAAGTAAACACCATACACAGCTTGTCTTATAACACTGCTGAGCGTGAAAAATTCTGCGATTTGATAGATTTCTTTGAAAAAGAAATACAAGCCCTTGAAAGCAAAGATGACGAGATGTTTGAACAGTTAAACAACGAAGACTATGACGTTTGGGAACAGCAGTATGAGCAGGAACGTGACAAACTTTACGACAAACGTCGTAACGCATGGATAAACGCATTCGCAGCACAATTCCCGAACAAAAAGAATGAATGGTTCGCTAATGTAATCAAGAAGTTTATTGATGAGGGTAAAGCAAATGGTGAAGCTTTTCACATATCAGCGAAGCAGTATGATTGCTTTTTGAAATACTGCTGTCACGAAGATGACAACAAAGAAGCATGGAAGTGTTACAAAACATATTGCCGTTGTTGCGGTTGTTTGATAACGCTTAAACGCCCAAGGCATGGCGGATATTACATGGAAATAACAATATTGACAGCATAATAACAAGCTGACCTATCGGCTATACGGGCAATTTTTTATAAAAGACGGAAAGGAGAAAACGGTTTTGTTATGAAGAAAGTAATAAGAGGACGTGTATATGACACGACCAAAGCAAAAAAGATTTACGAAACCGATAACGGATTAGGTCATAATGACCTGTACTATATCAGCGAAACGCTGTATTGTAAAAAGACGGGAGAATATTTTTTGCATGGTGACGGCGGAGCAGGAACGGGATACGCCAAACACTGCGGAACAACCAGTGTTGGAGCGGAAGATATAGTACCACTGACATACAACGAAGCTAAACAGTGGGCAGAGGAACACATGAACGGTGATGAATACACAAAAGAGTTTGGTGACCCCGAAGCAGATTACACGAACAAAGTGATGACTATCAGCATAAGACAGAAAGCCATAGACAAAGTAAAGAGAGAAGCCCAAAAAAGAGATATGAGCGTGAGCAAGTTAATAGAAGATTTGATAGAAAGCATTTAAAAAAAATCCCCCGATTGTAACAAATCGGGGGATTGATTATTTGACCTGTTCTTCCGTTGCTCCGTGTTCTTCACGTTCGAGCAACCAATTTACAAATGCGTTCAACTTCATTCCACGATTTTCGGCAAGTTTCATATAGTCGCCTTTTTTGCCTTTCGGGAACATAACCGAGAATCTGTCGTATTTTTGCCTGTTAAAATCATTCCTGTACTGTGTCCCGTGTTCTTTTTCCCAGTCCGACATAATATCACCACGCTTTCATAGAGATTTTAGCATTTTTTCAATTATTACTCAATAATCAAAATGCACAATTTTGTTGATTGGACTTTGTTTATTATTTTTTTAAAAAACTATTGAATTATTACTAAATAAGTGGTATGATAGTATCGACAAATAAATAAACAATTTGACAGCCGAAAGGCAGAAAGAGAGCGATTAAGATGACAAAAAAGATGTATAAAGCATTTGTAAAAAGCAAAGAAACAGGAGAACTCACAATCATAGAGAGTGAATACACAAGCAAAAAAGATTTTGCACGTGATTTGAGAGCAAACGGATACGCAGTAAAGTTTATATCAACTCCCGAAAAGTTTGATGAAGACAGCGAAAATTACAATTGGGAACTCAAAAGACGTAAGAATGTCAGAGAAGCGATGAAACAACACAAAGCAAGCAAAGAGCAGGCAGAAAGAGAGACGATTGATATGAAAACACAGGTAATTAACAACAATTCGGCAGAAATTCAGGTAGCAGTAGAAAATTGGTACATGAACGGGAAGCCATCTTCATCATATTTCACGATGAACGGAGAGAAGTACGCAGTGTTACCACGTTATGGCACCAGTAACGAATTCGATGCGTTTAAAGTCAAGACGTTTACGATTGGCGAAGGCACATATCATTATCCGTATTATGACCCCGAAACCCGTGAGCCGATTGACAGAATTGCAGTTGTAACAATCCCCGATGAGCTTGTTATCAAGAAAAAAGAGCAAATCGATGAAGCAAATCACGGTAATACATTATTCAAGGAATTTTTTAAGGTCTAACGCTGACGGCAGGGCGAATGCCCTGTAAAGCTGCACCGACATATCCGAAGCAGTCGGGAGCTAATAAAATATGAAAGAGGTTATCACTATGAAAACAATGGTAAAAAATGACAGATGGAACGGTATCGAAACAGTAACAGTATGGTTTGATGATGATATGTCAACATACGAAATAATTGACAAAGAAAACGGCGAAACAATCGGGATGATTTATGACGGAGAATTTTTAGACGAAGAAGGACAGGTTGATTATGATAAGCTGTACGAAACAATAGAGCTTGAAATAGTATTTCACATCAAAGCAAAAATAGAAACCCCCGACGAAGTTGAGATAGAAGAATATGACGAAGACGATGAAACGCCCGTAAATAAAAGACAGTATGATGTGTATTATACAGACGGCGTAAACGAAACATATACAACTCTTGACGCTGAAACGGCAGAAGAAGCACTTGAAGCAGAACAGATAGAAGTCTATGGTTGGAATCAAGAAGCAGGATATAAAAAATACAAAATAACAAAAGTTCATTACGCAATAGTATAAGATTACAAAGTCCATTGACGGCAGAGCGTAAAATAATAACCGTATGAAAAATTATCCTCCATTTCCGATAAGTTCGGGAATGGAGGATTTTTTATATCTCGTTTAGTTTACGCATTACATCATTGTACAATTTTACGTTAAAAAGCGAAACGGCAGACATCAGCTCGTCCATTACTGCCCAAATTTTGACGGCTGATTTACCGTCGATCAACTTTGAGAACTCGCTGTCAGATTGATAGTTGACAGTTGTTTCGCTATTGTCGGGCGGTGCATAGCTGTAAGTGGGTGTTTCCTTTTTGGAAACACCCACCGAGTTTTTCTCGGCAGTTGCTTGTAAATTGTTCAAAATGGTGTAATATGCTGCTAATTTGATACATGTATTTGCGTTTGGGTTGCGTTGTCCTTGACATTCGGCAATAGCCTCTATCAAATCATTTTCTGTTATCAAGGACGTTTCCCCCTTACATCTGTTCCATTTTGTTTATAAGCTTGCGTATTTCCTGTTTTGTCTGCTCGTTAGGTGCGTCATTCATGACCTCATGCAACCTGCTGATAATTTCGTCATTTGCTTCATCACGGCTGTATCTGCCCATACTATCACGTCTGACATTGCCGTATCTCGCATAACTGTTACCACCCTCACGAGTATATCTTCTTGCATAGCTGTTACTGTTCATATTGCCGTCATAGCTGCCACGGTTAGAATATCCGTCTTCACTATATTCATTCATAGCCATGATTGTTTCAAGGCTTTTAATAGCGTGTGTCAGCTTGTCAACAGTATCAAGACTGCCTGCTGTGAGTTCGCCTTTTTTAGCAATGTTTTCAAGTTCTTCACAAAGCATTTCTTTGATTTTTTCGTATGATTTCATTTTTTATTCACCTCTCACGCTATGCGGTTGATAACCAAATTAGCATTTTGCACATTTATCACGGGTGCAGGTGTGACAATCGGGTCTGATGTAGCAGGTACGCTCTCGACTGAAAGTGAGAAACAACAACCTCTCGGCACTTTGATAATTGCCGTTGATGTTACATTGCCGTACTCGTCAACTGCTGCAGGTGTGATAATCGCTCTGCTTGTCAATCTCGGTTCGCCATTGATAGTAATCGCAACAGCTATTGAGCCAACTGTACCGCCTGTCGGAATTGCAATGTTACTGTTAAAAGTTACCCGGTATGTTGCAAAACACTGATTTGTTATGCCACGCAAAATAAAAATTCCGTCGCCATTGTTGTGTACAACATAGCCTTTTTTACACGGTATAGAATTATTGAAATTTACAGGACTGTTTAAATAGACAGTCTGGATTTCGTTATATACATATTCTGCTGCCATATCGTCACCGCCTTATGCGCCGCAACCACAACCGCAACCGTTATTTTGGCAAGTAAAAATCGGAGTATTGCCATATACTGGCATAGAGGGAACGGGGCAATTTTTGAGCCTGTTATAAACTCCGTCAATTTCTGCCGCTTGACCTGCCAAAATCTGAGCCGTCTGAGCCGTCTGTGAAGCTTGCATATTTGCCATATTGACGGCATTCTGCAAAGCAACATTTTCTCTTTGAGCCTGTGCAAGCTGATTTTTAACACCATCAAGTTCCAAAGCACAAAGTTTGTCGAGGATAGCCTGTGTGTTTGCGGTATTCGCTGCTCTTGTAGCACAAGCCTCTGTTGCGATAGTGTATTTAACATCGTTTGTAGCAGCTCTATTGTCGCAGCAGCACTGGGCAAGCTGAGCGGAGAGATTTGTCAAGCCCTGTGTGTTAGCTGTCTGAGCGGCAAAAGAACGCTCCAAATCGCTTATCTGATTAGTGTACATCTGCTGTGCAATAGCGTTCTGTGCATTGTTTACGCCCTGGTTTACACTGTTAAAGCCGTTGCAAAGACTGTTTTGAATAGCTGCCGTTCCGTTTGCGATACCGAGATTTGTGCTTGCAAAACCGTTAGCCAATGACATCTGAGTATCACCGAAACCACCGCAAATCTGAGTTGACAGTCCTGCTATACCGTCACGAACGGAAGTGATATTGTCGTTAATCATAGCGTCACGGAAACCACCGTTTGTGTTGGAATTGATGTTCTGTTGACCGTTCAGAAGCCACGGGAACTCATAACCCATGCCGTACATACCGCCCATCATTGCACCGCCACCGAAGCCGCCAAAGCCGCCCCAGCCACCATTGAGCAAGGCTATCAAGAAAAGTATGCCAAGCCAACTATCGCCAGTGCCGCCAAAAAGTCCGCCACCATTGCCATATCCACCGTTATAAAGTGGCTGAACAGGCATAACAAGTCCATTGCTGCTTTCATCTGTAATTGCCATTTCATTTTTCTCCTTGTAAAAAAAATTATATTTTAAAGCCCCGTGCACTGAGCTTTAAGTGCTTATCTTATGTTTCCGAGCATATTATTAAATTGGGGTAACATCTGTTTTGCTTGATTTACCTGCTGTTGGGTGATTTGCCCCGAGTTTAACAAATGTTGTACTATGTCCTGCGGATTGTTCGTGCCGTTTGGAATGTTAAATTTTTGCTGTATCATGAATTGTAACGGATTGCCCTTGAACTGGTTGAACATTTGCATGATGTTCATTTGCTGTCCGTGCTGCGGTATAATCGGATTTGCCATTTATATTTACCTCCATGTTTTCAAAATCATTCAGCCTTTTCTTCAATGCTTCTATTTCGTTCCACAATGTCACTATATCGTCTTTTTTTGCATATTCGACATTAAGTTGTTGCTGTGGGTTCTCATTGCTTGTAACGGTGTTTTGTACTCGTATATCTTCTTCCTTGACAAGGCGGTATTTCTCAAACTTTGGTCTGTCAAGCTGTGAAAATCCCATTGTCTTTGTGTAACAATAAGGAGCATTTTCATCAATGAATGTTACACTATTGCCAAGTGCAACAGGATAATTTCTCGCTTCGTTTTCATCACGAACCGACACAAAACCACCGTTCTGTATTTGTTGGGGCTGTTGTTGCATATTGCTTTGATAATTATTCATCTGCTGTGGTATTTGCTGAAAGTTTTGATATTGATATTGTTGCGGATATTGATACGGCTGATATGTTGCAGGATAAAAATTATTGTATGCCATTGTTTACCTCCCAATAATAAATTGGTACTCTGTTACCGCTATCCCACGTGTCAACGTAATTGCCGTCTATCACTGCGACAACGTGTTGACCGACAAACACTAAATACCGCCCTTTTGGGTGGTCATCTGCAAATTGCTTGACTGTATAACAATTCGGACAAGTATCGGGGACAATGTGCCTTGTCAGACCCTTGCTTTTAAGATACTCATTCCACACGCTGTCACTTGACGGCATATCAGACATCATAAAACCTTGTATTGCTAATCCGATATATGTTGTTTCCCAGTCTTGATTGAGTACAGTTGATATTGCTCTTATAACACAATCTCCGACTTGCTTTTGCTGTGGATTTGCGTTGTAGTTTACATACATTTGTATCACCTGATTTTAGTATAAACAAAAAACAAGGCATTGACAATCAAACCAATACCTTGTTTTTTACTATCTTTTTACTACTACTCAAAATGCCTAAAAATTTTGTCCTGTTCTTTGTAAACTATTGCGGTTATCCGCTGAAAGCTCAGTCCGAATTTTTCAGCCAAATCGCTGTATGTCATTCCGTCAATAAACCGTAATTTTAAAATCTCTCTGTTTCGTACAGCGTTTCTGCCCCGTATCCATTCATCAATCAATCTTGACAATTCGGAATTTGAAACATCTTCAATCCTCATTAGTGCTTCCTCGTTGCTTTTCCTTTTGCGGTAGTTCTGTTCTTTTTAGTTCTTTTCTTCACTGTCAACCTCTGCCCCATAGTAACCAACTCCATTACTGTCACCAATGATATTTACCCCCGTGCCGTCTTGCGTATATTCGTAATCCTCAAAATCATATTGATTTATGTACAATAACCACGACACATTACACAACACGATTGATATTATTGCAATTATCAATGCAATCCACAATTTTTTGATGTGTCTTTCCATTCTTGCCATTGTAGCTTCGTACACGATAAACGGAATTTTTGTTGGGTTTTCAACATGATTTTTTGAATTTTTAACTGTTTCAACATTTTCAACATAGTTTTCAACACCATATGTTGAAGTTGTTGAAAAGTCTTTTGTGCTTTGATGTTTCATGCTTTACCCCTCATCATAAATTCGATTTACTTCTTTCTGCACATCATCATACAATGCACCCAGTCTTTCTTCTCTTTCCTGTCCGTTGCCGTACTTGCCCTGTATAACGTCACGTGCGATTTTATCAAGGTCAATTTTCTTTGTGTAGTCGAGTGCAATCCAGCCTTTCACACCGTCATATTCGATAAGTCCCCATTTATACTCACCGCCCGATGTCCAGTGTGTTACTTTTACAACGGCATTAAACGGCACTACTCCGAGTTTCTTGAAATCCACACCTGCACCTTGTCTTATATTCAAGCCGTCTGTTGCGGTAACTTTTACGGCATAATCAACGACTTTTGAGGAATTAAGCTGATAAATTTCTATCTCTTTTTTGGTTGCAGTTGAAGTTGATTTTGTTTCGGTCTGCCAGTTCGGGCGGTAAAAGGCATAAACTGTCCAATCGTTGAAATTACGCCATTTTCTTCTAAAAACAGACGTTTTCGCCCAGTTTGCGTTATTTCCGTCAACATTGCCTTCAAGAGTTGTAATCGTTGTCCCGTCAAAATCTTCAACTATGCCTACATGGTCACAAAAATATTTGTCCTCTCTCGGATAATCGTTGTATCTGAGGAAAAACAAGTCGCCACGCTGTGGGGGCATATTCACCGACTTTTTAAACCATTTTCCGAATTTGCCTTCTGAACCTCTCGGAATAGAGCCTGCACCGCCCTCGACCTTTTTGATATATTTCCCTATAAATCCACAATCTTTCATTATCGCACTCACGGCATAAGCACACCAATGTGTGATATATCCGAGATGTAATTTCTTATTGCAGACGTAATCCCCGTTACAGCCCAGATATTTCCACGCTGTATCAATGAATTTTTCTTTATCGGTCACTTTTGTCATCTCCTTTTTCGTCAACAGTGTTTTTCAGCCTGTTTATCAGCTTTTTCAAAAAGTTCGGAATAGGCACACCCATTCTTGAAAGATTTTCAAGTACGGAAATCAATTCATTGATGATAAGCCACACCGCTACCAACACAGCGAAAAATACGCTGTAATGGAAGTCAACATTTATCTGCTGTAAACCTTGCGAGATAAGCCAGTCAATTATCATGGAAGCCAAAACCAGTGCAAGATAACCCACTTTTTTAACAATGCCCTTAATGCCTTCTGTGCTTGACAGCTCCGAGTTGTAAGCAGCTGCCAGCATTCCCGTTGCATAGTCAATTATCATGGCACATATCAAAATTATTATGGGTATAGAAACTATCCCGAGATAATACAAAAGTCCCGCAAAAACTGCTGATATGAATGTTTGCAATTCTTTATTCTGCATAGTTCCTCAAATTCCTCCGTTTCTTCAAGGTCGATATACTCGACATCGGCATTTTTTATCAGAAAACAATATTATGAATAACCTATATTTTTGAAGTCATTTGGATGATGGCGAATAATCCAGTCAACATATTTGCTTATTGTCTGTGCTGTTCTTACATATCCAAGTACGTTTTCATGAAATCCGTTAAAATAGGTGTTCTGGAAATCATCATCATAAGCAACGTCATAATTGTAAAGATCAAGATAGTAACAAGACGGGAAATAATTAGCCATATCTTCAATAGCATCTCTGAAATCACGAAATCTTCGTCCCCATACGGTCATTTTGTTGTGATTTGGCAAACCGACAAGAAAAATCTTCGCATCAGGTCGAAGACTCAGAATCAACTTTATAATTCTGGAGTAATTGCCATAAAAAGAAGTGCTTGCAGAGTCTTCTATGTCTGCACTGGTGCCAACAGATATGTTTGTATCTGCAATATCATTTACACCTAATGCAATAAAATATGCATCACACAGATAGTTGCTTCCATTTTCACGAAGGTTCCGGACGTTTTGATTTGATGTACTCCAGAAAGTATTAGCTTTCAATCCGCCCACAGAGAAATTATAGGCAGTATTGCCGCACATTTTTGCTATATACTGTATCCATGAATACTCGTAATGATCAGTACCGATAACATTATTGTTAGCATCTCTTGACTCCAGACAGCCACTTGAAAGACTGTCACCGATTACACCGATTTTTTTGAAAACAGAACATAATCCCCCGATGATAGAAGTATCTCGCAACGGCACATCATCATTCTCCAGATAGTTTTTTATCATTCCGTCAAGCTCATCTTCAGGAAGAAATTGATTTGTCAGTTCTGCCACTGGTTGCATTAACCAATCCTTGTTGATGTGTTTGCCGAAGGGAACATATTCTAATGTTTGGTATTGTGGAACATTGTCATAGTCAATGACAGCCATAGGATACAGTACAGATACAGGGAATACTAATCTTATATATTTTACATTATCATCAGCAATACCCCATGTATACAAATCATCCTCATTATAATTCCAAATTCTGATAAAGGTTTTGTTGCTGTCATACTGAGCAAGTTTAACATATCCGCTTATGTTTTTGGTAATGTAAGCAGGTACATTGTCTACTGCAATATAATCAGTTCTGACATACTCAGAGTAAGTTGTTTCCTCACCTGCATTAGATATGCTTCCTGTTTCGCACGTTTCGAGATTGATTATATTGTTGCTGATGTTAAAAACATTCTGAATAATATTATCTATTTTTCCGAATTGTTTTCTGACAGCCTTGCCTGCGGTGGTATAAGTCACTCCATCTGCACCTGTGCGAATATCAACAAGCTCGGTGTTGCCCTCTGTATCGTTGTTGTGGGCGATAATATTATCCACTCTCGCCCCCAACGCTCGTATGTCTGCACGGGCTTTTTTGTCCGCTCTCCTATTTGTAATATCGAAAAAATCACTCATATATCCCACTCCGTCCATGTATCAAGGGTACTGTTATAGACAAATGCCCTTTGCGTGTCGTCCACGATAGCAACATCGCCCGACTGAAAATAAAATTCCGCTCCGTATGTAGCGATATTTGCCCTTGTCAAAACGCTGTTCAGCTTATCCACATCAGCACCGACTAAATGCAGATGTTCTTTGTAACGGTCAAATGCGATACTTCCAACGTCTGGAACGTTGTTTTCGTTAAAATTCATGTTCAAAATGTTTATCATACTTTTCACCTCATCATGCGTTTTCAAGTGCGGTCAATCGTGTTTTTATGCTGTCGAGTTGGTCACGGAGATATGCACACTCCATAGCTAAACACTCATTGTAGCGTACCCCGTAATCGGTCGTATTACCGTTGGTGTTAGCCCAGTACAAACCGTAATTGCTTGCATTTAACCCCTGTGCTGTAAAAGCGTCCGAAATATCCTGTGCGGAAAGTCCGATGTGTTTTTTTGAGTTTGTATCAAGAAATTTAAAAATTTTATACTTTACGTTTCCCCATGCTGTCAACAGATTTTCGGCTTCCGTTGGTGTGTCACCTGCCGTTGATGGTCTTACAACGCTTGATGTATCACGGTATTTTTCGCTGTCGGCAATGTTTATAGCACCCTTACGGACAAAAGCGTTATCCCAAAAGTAATTTTGTGAGCCTAAATTTGCCATTGCTGACGGATAAAAACCATTATTCGACATAGTAAAATCAAGCGTTTCGGCTTCGCTGTCGGAAAAATTTCTTGATGTAATAAACTTTATAGCACCGTCAGAAGATACATTCAGACTGTTTGTTGACGACAAATAGCCTATCCTTGCCCTTGTCGTATCTGTCGGACGTTCGAGAGGAATTGAGTTGTTGTAAAAATCACTGTCTGAGCCTATTTTGAAATCAAGGTAAGGAGTGCCGTGAGCGGTCTGTGTCTGGTCGTTGCCGTCTTTGTAAGTATATGTATCTACACACGAAATCGCAAAAGGCATACTGCCGTTTGAATTTAAAAACTTGAATGCAGGTGCTTCAAACAAGGCTGAACCTCTGCTGTGAAGTATTCTTCCCGAATATCCATGTTTCAGCAGATAAAAACCGTAATTTTTGCCCTCCGAATTGCTCCAGCTTGAAGTATTGATACCCACCGTTTCGGTGCTGTTTCCGTCCGTGGTATAGCCCGAAAGCACGTCACCTTTTGCATTGGTAACTTTAACGATATGACGAACCGCCATAGATGAACCGCCTATTGTGATTCCGTTTAAAAAGCCGTTGTGCATAGTAACTCTTTTTACAGCATTACTGTCTGAAGTCGTTTTACCGTTGGCATCTATCGGAACTGTAACGGTAAAACCATTTATCAAAATACCGTCTGTGGCAGGTCTTCTGCCTCCTCCCACGCAGTGATAACCGTTTATCCACGTGCGGTGTCTGTGAAAGTCGTCATTTGAAGCATATCCCTCTGTGCCAAGTATGCCGTCTTCTTCCGCTGCATTTAAAGTATAAGTTTCAAGCCCTATCGAGTAACTTGCACTGTGCCGCCCTTGACTGTAATTTGAACGTCTTGTCACCATAAATCCGCCTGCACATGATTTGCTTGAACCTAATCCCGTTTCGCCTTTTGTGTCGTCTTCTTCGATACCAAGTTCTTCATCAGTGTATGCAACATCTTCTATTCTTCCGATAACCGCTGCCATACCTACATTTCCACGAAATTTATTGTAACAGGTCGCACCCATTGCGGTAAAATTCGGTGTGTGATGGTCATCACTTGCCATGACCGAACCGTCACCTATCAATTCATGATAAGCATTGCACATTCTCGTAAAATTATGTCCCACGTTATCGCTGTAATCAACGACCGTCTGCGTTGCCATAAACGGTGAAACTTCCTTATTGTTAAAGTTTTCAACAAGGTCTCTTTTATGCATGATGATGGTATCATCAAATTTGTCACCGCCATGCACCTGTCCCCACCAGCCAAGAGTATCGTCAAACTCGCCGTTTACGGTTATAGCGTTAGTTGACAATCCGTTAAGCGTTGTCTCTAAATCTTCGAGTTTTCCCATTACTTCCGCATAGGCTTCGCTTTCGCTTGTACCAACTTCAATAACACCTGTGATTTCAATTTCTGGCATTTTTATTCATCTCCTTTAAAAGTCACGGAATTTCTAATGATAAAATACTGTGACTTGACTATTGTATGACACGAACCGTTTGCAAGCTGTACGCTGCAATCATAGAAATATCGTTTTGGTGTGATATTTGTATCTTCGGGAGTTAATACAAGCGGATATTTGCCGTTCAACTCATTTGCAGATGTCAGTTTTTTAAAAATAACATAATCACCGCCAAATTCGGGACGTACACCAAAACGGATTTTATCACCTGTTTGCAGTGTGTACGGTGTACCGTTCACGGTTTTTAGTGATATGTTCATGTACAGTGTTCTGCCCTGTTGTACTTCAAGTATCATCTTTTGTCACCTCATCGGGTGCTTTCGTTTTCAGCATTTCACTTAATTTATTAACAATGTGATTATATACAGGTACTTCCTCACCATTTAAAGTAGTACGTTTCATAAAAATCAGAATGTTGTGTATATCGTTTTTATCAAGCATTAAAAATCCTCCTTATGTCCTTGCAAGCACATAATATGTAGTGCCGTTTATCGTAACCGCCTGTTCAGAATATTGATTGTTTCCAATTTTTAAAGTATCTGTTATCAATATAGCGTCCGTTTTCAGCAACGAGCGGTTGTTTGTGTCAACGAAAAAACTTCCTATCTCTGAACCATTGTTTTCAAGCGAAAAGTTACTTACAATCGGGGTGTCAACATACAATCTATTGTTGCTGTTTTTCATGATTGTTATATCATCGACAACAATCTTATCAGCATATACATCATCTGTAACAACCCTGTCGCTTTCAATGCGTCCTTTGTTATTTCCGTCTATGTAAAATTTTATTTTTTCGCTGTTCCGCTGACCTATATATGCTTTATTTGCCGTAAGTATGCCGTTTCCATTTTCGCCAATAAACATAGATGTTAATACATCGTTGTTCGGAGAATAAAATGTCAATCCACCTGTCCACCATTCGGAGCGATAGTCTTCAAGCATATTCATTGTCACTCTGCCGTTTAACATATTGATAGACATATTACCATTAACGTCTTGAACAGTACCTGCCTTTATCAAATCGGCATTTAGCTTCCCTGTGGTTATCATGCTCGCATTTATACGTCCGTCATCTGTCAGTGCTATATCATCAAAACTGCCGTTATATCCGTTGTGACTATGCCCTAAACCGCCTTTGTTAAATCTCCACACGTTTACCGCTGTCGTTTTGTCGGGTTTGTCCATTATCAGTATTTCTTCGGGATAGCCTGTTTCGTTGTTTTGATTTATGACTACATAACCGCCTAAACCGCCCGTTATCCTTTCGGTTGCGTGTGCAATAGCCTTTTCAGTCAGTGACGGCTGATTTCGTATAAAATCTGACATGACTTTAAACCCCGAGTTCACTTTGTTCAAAGTAGTTGCAAAATTACTTTTTGCCTGTCCGAGTTCTATTTCGGTGTATCTCTCATTCAAAACGTCATAAGTTGTTTTTATGACTTTTGCCTTGACCGACACTCCCAATGCAGGATATTTCACGGTGACAATATCGCCCAACTTCACACGCTCAAGCAATGATATTGTTTCATACTCTTTCGACTGCCACAACTGCACAAATGACACCTTGATGTTTTGTTTGATTTGGTCAATGTCGTTATTGTTTATGTAAGCATTGGCATATTGTCTTAAAAGTTCGCTTGTTATGCGTGTTTCACTGTCGAATTTATCTGACAGGTCAAGCGGTAATGTTCTCGGCTCTCCGTAATTCGACCTTGACGGCAACTCAATGACTTTTTCGGGTAGTTCATAATAATCTCCGTCTTCGTCCGTTGCATACGGATATACACTTGTGTACACGTCTGCTATGCTTGTATCGGCTGTTATATCCGTAAGATTTTTGCCGTATTGGATAGTAACACCGTTATCTTGCCCCCTGCTGTTGTAGTGCTTGATAGTAAAATTATCAAACTCAAACTCACCCTTGAAGTTGTCAAGCACACTGCCCTCCATACCGCCCAGACATTTTCGGGCTGATACGGGGATTTTTAAATCAAACTTGCTTCGGGTGTTTGAATAGCTAACCGCTGTAAATCGGTGTGCATAATAGCAGTGGTCAAGTATAGCGTTCAGTACCGTTGTGGCATTTGTCGTTGAGAGTGTAAACGGTGTAACGGTGTTTCCGTTCAAATCGTAAGAGATGTGCTGACAATAAATCTTGACAATTCCGTTTATCGGTTTTGATATGCGGTATATCTTAAATAATTGTGGTGTAGCAGTTTCATTCGGTTTTACTTTGATTATCCTGTCGGGAACGATTTCTTTGTAAAAATTGCCCGTTATCGGATAGCTGAACTCACATTCAAAAATGCCGTTTAATTCCTCTGTTGATGTGCATTTTGTGCAGTCTTTCAACCACCCAATGCCGTTCTTTGTGAAGTTTGTTTCTGAACTGTTATATAAAATCGGTATCATCTTGTCCTCCACCTCGGTGTTATCTCGATTTTAGACACGTTACCCGCCCACGATATTGTATTATTTCCAGGCGACAAAACAGGAAATGAGTTTGCTTGATAATCATTATTTTTATTTGTCATTTGCTTATAAACGTTCATGCTATCACTGTCACATTCAACAAAACCAGTGACATTCAAGAAATTGTACTGCCCCCCTCCTATGTGGAGGTATATATCGCCGTTACCGTAAATCTTGATGTACGGCAAACTGTCGTACATTTCGGGATTGTATAAAACGGTATTTTTTGCTGTTATCGTTTGCTTTTCATCTCCGTCAATTCGGTATAAAAACGGCTTGCAGTTAAAGGTCAACGAGAATTGTCCGACAGACCAATGCTCGCCATTATCGATTTCAAGCCCCTCTATCAGACACGCTTTACGATAGTATTCGGGTGTATAACTGTCGTACAGATTGTAATATTTGCCGTCCTCGACAAGCACACGTTTCATATCTTCAAGCGAGTAAAAGAAATTCTCGTTTTCAGAAATCTCGCTGAATTGTGTAGCGAAAAGCGACAATTCATACTCGATTTTTTTATTTTTATGTTTTTTATTATCAATGACAATATCGCCGTCACGTCCGGGCACTGAAATGAAAGATATGTCACGCTCTGAACGGTCAAAAGTGTTTTTCTTTCTGACAAGAACATTGTGGTCACGACTATCAAAGCTCTTGAATACAAGCCAATTTATCGTACTCATGCGAACACAACTCCTCTCCGTGACATTTTTTCGGTGAATATCTGCATTAACAGGTCTGCGTTATCTTCCATATCCTCTCTGTTTCCGCTGACATTATCAATATTAAAATTAAAAATGTATGTTGCACTGTTACCCGATTTTTCGCTGATTTTGTCTGCTACTCTGTCAATCCATTGTGTATTTTGAGATAACGGCACGACAGCTTCATCTCCGTCACCCTCCAAATATCCGACTTGACCTTTTTTCAAAACGCCGCCCTGTGCAAGCCTCGGAAGTGTGACTGTTGGGATTGCGGAAATGCTAACACCAGGCAAATTATTTATCAAATCTATTGCACCGTTTACAGCATTCGGAATAAGGTTTAATGCACCCTCAACCGTCCATATAACCGCATTGATAGCCGTCTTAAACGCTCCGCCTATTGCTTCTGCCACCTTCGTACCGATAGTTGAAAACGTTGAAACAATACCGTCCCAAAGTCCACCGAAAAATTCACCGACTTTTGAAAATACACCTGTTATATCATTCCATATTTTTTTAGCACCTTCGACTATTCTGTCTATTAGCCACTGAAAACCACCAACAACGCCATTCCACAAATCAGAAAACCAACGTCCGATAGCTTGTAAGCCCTCTTGATACCGCTCGCACAAAAACTCAAATCCCCATACCAGCTTGTCCCAGTATGTAATAACCTCGACAATTACAGCAATTAACGCTACAACACCTGCAATTATAATTCCGACAGGATTTGCCGCCCATATTGCGTTTAATATGCCCCCACTTGTCGCAACTGCTTGCTGCACTGCGTTTACTATCGTCATGACAGTGTGATATGCTTTAATGCCTGCGGTAAGGCTTGCTATTAAAGTTATAATTGATGTCAACGTTGCAACCGCTGTTTTATTTTTGCCTATATCATCAAGTGTTTTTGCAAGACCAGATAAAAACTCGGAAAAAGCACCACCGTAAAAATCGACAATGTGGACTAAAAAATTATCCCATATAGACTTTAACGCCGCCCCCACGCTTTCGCCGATTGAAGCAATTAGTGTAAACGCCGATTTAATCACATCAAAAACAGGCTCTAAAACAGGAAATTGGTCTTGCAAGGCATTTACCAAGCTGTCAAAAATCTGTCCGACTGCATCAACCAAAAGGGGTAAATTTTCAATAATGCTTGAAATTATGGCACTGAATAACTGCACACCTATATCAACAAATTGAGGAATGTTTTTGATTATTTCAGCAGTTACCTTTTTGATAAGTTCTTTCAGCACACTTATCATTTCTTTGGTATTGCCTGTTCTTATCTTTTGCGTTAAATCACTCAAAGAATTTGCACCAAGTTTGACAAATTGGTTTAATGTAGGTGTAAGTTTATCGGATATTGCTATTTGTGCTCCCTCTAATGCCGACTTGAAAAGAGTTATATTACCTGTGAGATTATCAAGTTGAGTATTTGCCATTTCCCCCGCTGAATTTTTAGCTTCATCAATAGCATTAGAAACTTCATTCCATCTATCGGTATTGGTTGCAAGCAAAGCATTCACGGATTTTAAATCAACTTTGTTGAATATATCGCTCAATGCTTTTGTTTGGTCGCCCTGTGACATTGTAGAAAGTGTTTTGTTGAAGTCGGCAAATATTGATTGCAAATCCCTCATATTGCCTTGACCATCAAAAACTTCAACACTTAATTTTTTTATAGCCTTTGCGGCTGTGTTTGTTGGTGCTGAAAGTGCAAGAATGATGTTTCTTAAAGCAGTACCACCCTCTGAACCCTTTACGCCATTATCCGCAAGCAAACCAAGAACAGTTGAAAGTTCGGTTGTACCCCCTGCAAGCGTTTTAGCTGTGCCGCCAACCGTCAACATAGCCTCTCCCAACTGTGAAACACTTGTGTTTGTTTTTGAGCTTGCTTTTGCCATTTGGTTAACAAGTTTTTCAGTTTGTTTAAGCGATAATCCTAACGCTGACTGTGTATCAGTAACCATGTCGGAGGCGGTCGCTAAATCCATACCGCCTGCCGCTGCAAGATTAAGGACATTCGGCAACATTTTCATTGATGTTTCAGCATCGTAACTTGCTAATGCCATATAATTTAACGCTTCTGCCGCCTGACTTGCTGAAAAGGCTGTTTCACTACCCATTTTTTGAGCAAACTCACGCAAATTCTGAATATTATCAACAGTAGTCCCCATAGTTGCGGCAACCTGTGACATAGCACTGTCAAACTGCTGACCAACAGATATTGAGTTTTTAGCAAATCCCACTGCTGCTGTTGTTGTTGCACCTATCCCTGCAAGTGTCAATTTCCCAACTTTTGCCATTACATTTTTTATTTTTTCGCTGAAATTTTCTGCTTGTTTTGACGCTTTTACAAGTTTTTCATCGAAATCAGACTTATCCATCATCAGCTTTGCAAAAAGTTCAAATACATTTACTGCCATTATCCCTCACCTCCCTGCACTTTGGGCTTTAAACCTGCACGCTTGATAATATCAAAAGCGATTTCATCGCCAGTACGTGTTTCTTGTTTTTGTGTTGTCGGGTGTGTCCAATCCCAAAAGCTGATTTTTACGCCCGATAATGTTCGTATATTCTCCGACATATACACACGGTATGCCGTTGTTTCTCGTTCTTGTTCAAATCTTGCAACGGCATAATGTAAAAATGCTCTTATATTTCGCCTGTTGCCGTTGTATTCTCCGTAACTGCGACTGAAACAGGATTTTCCTCCGTCTGTCGCTGTGAACTGAAAAAACTTATCAATTCCGTATCATTCAAAATTTCCATGATTTTTACAGGCAATGTCAAAATGTTGCACTCATATTTTTCAACAGGCACATTGTCAAGGCGTGCCAAAATTTCAATGATTTCTGTTTTGTGACCTTTTATAGCCGCCTTAATTCCCGAAATTTTATCGCCTTTTTCAAATGCCTGTTTAACGTCTTTATCGGAAAATATTTTTGCAGACGGTTCAAGAATATCCGCAAGAATATCAAGTGCTTCCTCATTCTTATATTCCGAAAGTTTCATGTTGCCCTCCGTTTATGCTGCCGGTTCGTCTGTTCCTGCCTTAATGTATGCAACAAGCGGTACAGTATTGGGAGAATTTATGCTGTAATGCCCCATAAAGTCAAAACTGAACTGTCCTTTGTCCTTGTCGTTTGATTTGATGTTGATACCGCTTGTATTCAGTGCATTTTTGATTGTTGCCGCAAGCAAACCGCCGTTTGTTTCGCCGTTTTTTCGTGAATAATCGCCAATCCATGTAATATCCTCAAAGTCGCTATCTTCAAGCACACTTTTTGGAGTTATTGTTATCATGCTTACCGTTTTTTCGTAGTAGCTCGAAAGACTGCTTGCACTTGGTGTTGTAACAAGCGTATAAACATAATTCGGGCTTGTGCCTGAACGTGTATAGTATTTTTTGCCCGTAACAAGTGAGCTGTCAGATGTCAAAGAGTATTCTTCACCCGTGATACCTGCTGCACCGATAAGCATTTTCATAAGTGCCGGTGTAATGCTTACAAAAGTTCCAGACGCTTTCACTTCGTAATGGTCAATAGTTTTCAATTCTTTCATGTTCAGCGGCATATTGTCAATGCCCTCACCCATATCCTTGAATGTAGGCACTGCACTTATGGTAAAACCGCCGCTTGTTGCTCCGATTATTTCAGTAAATGCACCTGTTGACGAGTTAAAGCCTCTTACAAGTATTCCTGCATTAAGCTGTATTTCTTCAAAAACCGAAACAGGCACTTGTGTATATTTCATTTTTTATCACTCCTGTGTTATGTATTCTGCTGCTATTGTCAGCAACGTTCGTTTTACTTCTCCGTCATCTGCCATTCTTTGGGCGAATGGTGACGACCGTTTTATCCATACCAAACCATTGTCAATTTCAAGGGTTATACCGCCGTAACCGATATAGTTTGATATTCTGTTTGTCATATTGTCAAGGTACGTCCATGAGTTGGTACGATACCACACGGACGCTGACATTATGGTTATGTCCCCGATACTGCCCGTTGACACGTTGTATGTGATGTACGGCATTGGTGCATTATCGGGAACGCTGTTTTCATCATAAGCGGTTATGCCGAAACTGCTCCAAAAACTGTGTATTGCCTGTTGTTTATCCATCGTCAACCGCTCCCGTAACTGTCGGGGATTGTGCTCGGCAATGTGTATTCTTCGGCTGATACTTGACGCATATTCAGCGTTGCAGACACTGGGGTTTTGTTGTCGTCACCGTCTGATGTTGCACGGAAAATCTTCCCATCGCTCACACGCTTGAATATATCGTGATATTGCAGATTGATTGATTTTGTTGTAGTAACTTTATAAACGCCTGTTACTCCTTGCTGCTCTGCAATTTTAGCTTGGATAGAACTGTCAAGTATAATTGCCGCCTGAAACTCTGCACCATCGACAAAAACATAATCAAAACCACCCCTGCCGTCCGACGCGGTTGTTTTGTCAATCATCACACAATTTTCCATGTATTCATCAAGTAAACTCATATTTTCCTCCACTTTGCCAATCTTGCCCCAAACGCACCCTGCCACGTCCCTGATTTGTCTTTTGATGTATCGGAACTGCCACCGCTTGATTTGCTGTATGAATATCCACCGAAACCTTCGGAATTGTATGGTGACATCATACTACTGTCAACAACTCCGTATTTTGTCTGCCATTCCGATATTTCCGAAACAATGCTTATAAAGTCGGGCGGGCAAGCCATAGCCCACACCGCCCCTTTGAATACTTCATCTGTCAATGTCAAGTTACTATCGTTTTTGTACACCCCGTCATTGAATGTGCTGCCGATTATGCGGAAATACTGATTTGGTTTTAATTGACAATCGGTTGACAAACTGCCGTTTTCTATGACGATTTCCCCGAATGTTTTCGGTTGATTTTTGTCAAACCAATTTCGGAGATACGCACATATTTCACTCAGCACTTCACGTCACTCCTATCAGGTTACAGTTACAACACAGGTTGCTGTGTATGTCTTACCGCCCTCAGTTATGCTCGCCGTGATTGTAGACGAACCTGCGGCAACACCCGTCACAAGACCTGTATTAGACACAGTTGCCTTGCCTGTCGCACTTGAAGTCCATGTCACACTCGCAGTTGACGGTACAACGGTTGCAGTAAGTTGTTTAGTGTGATTTGTTCCACTTGCAGCGGTTACAGATACAGCGTTATAGTCAAGGCTTATTGACGGACTAAACTGTATATTTGCAATACCGTCAAGATATTCAGCAAACAGACCGATACCCGAAATCATAACCATTTCTGATACTGCTCTGTTAGATATACCCGAAATATCCACACCGATAAGATTGGTTTCGCCATCGGTGACGAAGTCAAATCCTGCTTTATTGAAATCACTATCCGCAACATTGATGTAATACATAACAATGTTTTCGGCAGGAGTGGCAAAGACTTTACCGGACGGAATTTTTGATGTCATAAACAGTTTAGAAAATCCCAAAAAGTCTTTGAGATAGTCCATGCCGAATTCACGCTGTACAGTGATATTAGCTGCACCAAGATAGCGGTACACATCGAGCGTATTGCAAAATCCGATTATTTGTGAATAACCTCTGTTCATATCTTCCCACTTTTTGGATACCTGTCCGATTGCTTCGGCAACCGCTGACTGGAAATCTGATGTTGCATAAGTGGAAGTCAGTGTACCGGTCTGTATGAAGCTCATGAAATTAGTAACAATTTTATTTTCCATCTTATACAGCATATCATCGTCTGCTGCTTGAACCGCTACATCATAGCCGGATTTTGCGATTGCTTCGAGTGTTACACCAACTGCCTGTTTGTCAAATGTGATAGTACCCAAGTCAACTTCGGTATAGTTGACATCGTTGTAAGGTATCTCGTCACCCTCTGCAACACTGGAGGTGTTGAGTGTTACCTCTGCTTTTTTGGCAACAAGTTTTGTGCCGGGTGCTTTTCTTTCCATGCGGATTGCACCCATAATATCATTAAGTACTTTTATTTCCCTTGTAAATCTTGTCACAAAGTCAACGGCTCTCACGCTGACCATGCTTGTTGTGGTTACTGTATTAGTTTTTACTGGCATTTATTTTCCCTCTTTTCATTCTCGTTTCGGCAGCCCGAACAGTTCGGGATTTTCTGCAATCTTTTTCTGTCGTTCTGCCGTGTTTTTGATATTCATAATTTCTTCTTTGGTGATTGATTTACCGCCTGTATTCTGTGGCGGTGTCGCTGTTTTTGCTCCCTCAACCCGTGTTGTGCCGTGATACTCGCCCCACTCGCCTTTTACGCTTTCAGAGAGTTTATCAGCGTTTTTGATATTGCCGTCTTTGTCAAATTCGGGGGTATAACCGCCATATTTGACAATTTTTCCTGCACCTGTTTCGGAATAACCCTGCGACAACAACCATTTTTTAAACGCTGTGTCCGACTGAGCTTTTTTCTCTTTGTCGTCAACTTCTGACTTGTATTTGTCATAGTCTGCCTTTGTGGTTTCATACTTTCCTTTGTAATCTTCCATTTTGGCAAGCTGGCTTTTGACGTTTTCAAGCTCTGCTGACTGTGCATCAAATTTTGTCTTTATGTCAGTGTAGTTCTGGCTGTTGGCTTTGAGTTCGGCAATATCATCTTTGAGTGCGTCAACCGTTGCGTTGTGACCTGTAATAATTTCCTCTATTGCAGTATCCATATTTTCGGCTGAAACGCCTGCTTTTGACAGAATTTCCTTTATCTGACTTCTTTTGAGTGACATAATAAAATTTCTCCTTTCCCTCGGTGACGTTCCTTTGTCATTTGAAATTTACCGTAAAAACACAAAAAGAGCCGAAAGACACGTTACTTTGTGTCAATCGGCTCAACGGCTCTATTCCAATATTCAACTGTGGATATACCATCAGCACGGCTCATAGGCTCAGTATATTGCATATACGGCTGTGGTAATATCACTACGGGAATTTGTTTTTTACATTCCTTACAATAAACCTCAATGCGTCCATTTCGATTATATGCGACTATTTTCCCACAATTACATCGAATAGGCATTTCGTTTTTTGCGTTTTTACTTATACTAATAGTATATCACCCCTCAACAAAAAAGTCAATAACATACAAAAAGTATTTATTTATATTTGCAAATTCGAGTTACTGTTTTCAGCTTTTCAAACTCTTTTATTTTGCAGTACAGCAACGGCAAATATCTCCATGATACAATTTTGTATTCTTCTTTCAATTCGTCAATCTGTCTTTGCAAATCGTTTATATATTCGTCTCTTGTCATCTTTCACCTTTTAACACTTTTTCAACATCATCTCTTAATTTGTCAATGTTATTCATAATAGCATTTCTCAAAAATCGGTTTGGTTTCATGCCGTTTGTCATGTGTGCGTTAAGACCTTTTGACCGCATAATAGCAACAATTTTCCTTGCTTCGTTATAAGTGTACCTTTTGCCTGACGATCTGCTATGATTATTGCCGCCAATGACAAACACCCAATACTTATCGCCCGTACTGCCCAAACTGTTGTATTTGCCTGTTCCCTCATGCACATATATAGCATATTGCATATTCGTTCCAACAATAACCGACCTGTCTTTTACGGTGTGAGTTATACTGTTTCTTAATGCTCCTGTGTCTATTCTCGGAGGGTCTTTTTGGAGTTCAAGTTTTGCTTCATCTTCAACAAACTTCCCGACACGCTCCAATGCTCTTTGTATCGCTTCGTCCGTTGCACGTCTGACTAAATCAGTATTATCCGTCAATGTTACTCTTGTTATATTTGTCGCCATTGTATCACCTCATCTTTGAGTATATTTCGGTTTGCTTGCTTTCCATTCTTCATAGGATTTCCCGTCAAGTTTTGTAAGACTTCTTCCCGATAAATCGTGTTCAAGCCCTACCATTTGCTCTATAAGTGTACACCGACAATTATAGACCTCACTCGGCTTCCCCTGTGGGTCACCAGGATAACGACAACCGTTAGAGAATTTACCGCCTATTTTTATTCTTTCGCCGTCAAGTTGTCGGTGTGAATGTCGTGTCCTGCCATCAAGAGTTGCTACCCACTGCATTTCACCCTCAATTCCCATTTTTTCGGCTCGTTTATATGCGTCCACTCTGCCAGCGTTTTGTGCTCCCGTGTACATTGTCCTTGCATACCTCACGGAATTTGAATAATTGCTGTTTGTAACTTTCTGCATTCGTTGTGCAAGGTTCGTTATTGCTTCCCCTTGCAGTATGCCTTGCAACAACTCTGACTGCACTTTCTTTTTGTTCCATGCAATGTCTTTCCCTGCCGCAATAGCACGTGCCACCTTTGAATTTGGCTCGGGAGGCGGTAATAAGTCGGGGTGTTCCCTGATTAACCGCTCCACCGTCTGCCTGTCATACAAAACATATGATGTATCAATCATGGCTTTTTGCTCAATCTCGAATGTTCCATAATTGTGGTTGAGTGCGTACACATCGGGGATATGCCCGTACACGATACTTCGGGCAATATCGTTGACATTGTGCATATCTTCGGCAAGAACATCTCTCATTTCTTCCCACCGTCTGCCGACAATAATTTGTCCCTGTCGCCAGTTGATGTATTCCTGCTGTGTGAGTTCACCTCTTGCGACCTGTGCTTGTCGTTCCTTATCCTTTTGCTTAAATGCTTTCAAATAGTTGCTCAGCTTTTTTTGTGTTTCCTTTGCAGCTCTTTGGTATTCTCTCCGCAATTCGCTCTCGACCTGTGCAAGCATAATGTCTGTTTGCTCATGTGCATAATCTGCCATTATTGCACCGCCTTATTTTTGTTTTTTGTGCCTGTTCAATCCTGTTCTTTGCAAGCTCAAAATAGTGTTCGTCAAGTTCTATCCCGATAAAGTTGCGATTTGTATTTACACACGCAACGCCTGTACTTCCTGCCCCCATGCAGTTATCAAGCACCGTTTCACCCTCATTTGTGTATGTCTTTATGAGATACTCCAACAAATCAACGGGCTTTTGTGTCGGGTGTACGGGCTTATCTTTGGAACAGTTGCATTGTGCAAATTTTATCACATCAACAGGATAACGGCTTCCGTCCTCACAAATTGTTTCACACAAATCTTGTTTTCCATAATTTGTACTTGATTTATTATGTATTGCACGATAATATTTGTGTCCGAATGTCTTTTGCGGATTATAAGTCGGAAGTTTATCGTAAAAAATCAAGATGTTTTCGTGTGCTTTCAACGGCATTTTGTGAGAATTTAAATGCCCTGTCCCTTGTGCTTTCTGCCATATCCATTCATAGCGGAATTGCTTTCTGTTTGCTTGTATCAAATCAGTTGTAAAAGGTTGTTGAGAAAATAGTGCTATTGCCCCCCCAATTTTCACTAATTTTCGATATTCAGCAAAAAGTACTTGTAAATCAATCTTTTTATCCCATTTGTTCATCGTTGTTCCAAACGGTAAATCACACAACACCATATCAACAGACTTGTCGGGAATGTCTTTCATCAAGTCCAAACAATCACCTTGATACAATGTCACCATTGCCTTACCCCTCCGAAACGGCTGTTTATGAAATCTTCAAATGTCATTGTCATTCCTCCGAACTGTCAAGGTTATACAGTTTTTCAATATAATCCATGCGAATCTTGTTAAGTTCGGTATAAAAGAGATTGTGCTCTAAAACCTTTGAGGAGTTGATAAAACTATCAAACATTTTCGTACGTTTTTCCATGCCGTTTATTGCTTTTATCAATTCTTTACGATATTCTTCTTTTGTGATTTTCTTGTTTTCAAAATCCATCATTTACACCCTCCACAACAACCGTATTCCACATTTTTGTTAAATACATTGCACATAATAGACCTCTATTCTTCATTTGTTCTTATTCTTTCTGAATAAAAACTTTTCTGCTCAAACAGTAAGGTACAAACATCATGTTCAATAATCAATCGTACATCATTTGGATAATGGTATTGAAGCCACTTAAAAATTGGGCTTAACATTTCTGTAAGGTCTCCGTAATTTTTAGGCGAACTGTCATAAATGTGATTTTCGCAAATTTCACAATCAATGTTTTTACAAACTTGTTTATGGACACAATTGTTACACGTTCTCCAACGTTCTTTTTTGTAAGTTTTCATTTTTCCTCCGTTAAGATTTCAAAATTTCAAGTGCTTCATCTCTCGTTACACCAATCGACTTTGAGATGATGCTTGCAGCTTGATTTTCCGTCAATACGCCGTTCGCAAACTGCTGTACAACGCTTATCAAACTCTGCGTCTGTGCTCCGTTAAGCTGCCCCCCGATTTTTTCGGCTTCCTCTATGCTTTCGCCTATGTCAACATTTTCGGTTTCTTCGCTTTCGTTTTGCTCTGCTTGCTGTACCATTCCCATTCTTTCAGCGTTCTCGGCGGTTATCTGTTGCAATACGTCTTCCGTCTTGTCACCGTCACCGAGTACAGTTAAGATTTTATTAGTTCTGTATTCCTGGGATAAATCGCCTGCGGCTGCGGTTATTGCCTGTATGGTTTCGGTTTGGTTTATCAGCACAGACCGAGTAAATGTCGGTTCATCGTCAATACCTACAATCTTAAACAAGCTGTATAAACATTCCAATGCACACATTTCAAAATCGTCTGCTTTGTGGTTCAGCGGTTCATAAGCAGCTTTTATCTGTGTAGCCGTCACCGCTCCGCCTTTGATTTCATCAATGTTGAGTGCTTGGAAGTCCTTGTATATTTGCCTGTCAAGCCGTTCTATTTCCGCCTGTCGTTGTTCGTATGGTACATTGACTGTATATGGAGTTATGGTCTGACCGTCAGAGGGGTTTGCAACTTTTATTCTCCTCAGCTCATCAAGCAACTGAACCATATCGGATTTATCCATACCGTCAGCACCCGAAATCAACCAGTACAGTTGTGTTTCCGTCAAATCATCTGCAAGGCTGTTGACAAGCTCGTCAACTGCGTCAATGTGGTCTTTTATGCCTGCAAGTTCGTTCAAGTGCTTGCTGTTCGCCCAAAATGGCACTATCGGGAACGCAGGGTAATTTTGACCGTCTATTATCTGCGTACCGTCAATTTCGGAAATGCGGATTGTAATTGAATATGGTCTTTTACTGTGCAATACAACTCCGTTTACTTTGCCACTTTCATCGGTATTCCATTCATATTCGGTATATCCATCTTCTTCATAAAGCGTTGCCCTCAATGGCTTGTTATCGGCTATCTGCCAAAACCTTATGCCCGACTGCAACGCTCCTGTTTCTTCGTTTCGCAATGGGACAAACTCAATACTTGTAAAGACTTCAACATGGTCTAAATTCCAAAAAAGAAAAGATACCGTTTTTGTCAATGACTTTTTACCTGCTTGATTAAATTTGATGTCAAAATCTTTCCCGAGCTTTGCCTTGTTGTTTTCGTCCTTTAAAGTCACGCCATTTCCTAACAAAAATTGATTAAGCTGTGTTGTGAGGATATCGAAATAGTTTGATTTTATTCGGTGGTTTGGTGTCCATTCGTTCTTCGTCAATCTGCCTGCCAAATCAACATAAAATTTCTCACGCTCAGCAGCTTTAACATTCTGCTGTTTGGCGTACTTGTCGGACGTGTCCGCTTCTTTGTACATTTTGGATTGTTTATATTTCAAAATCGTATTATACACGAACTGCATTTTATCACGTTCGTTTTCCCCGACTTTCAACAAATCTTGATATGTAATTATAGTGCCTATGGTTTTTCACTCCCGTCAATCTATATTGCAGTGGTTCATTCTTTCGGTCAGTTTTCCCAACTCTTTTTGAATGTCTGTGATTTGCTGTTGCTGTTGTTTTATACAGTTGCAAAGTATCAACACTTCTTTGTCAACAAAATCGGTGTTTTCGACTTTATCTATCAACTTCAATATGTTGTCTTTCTGCTTGTCTTTGCTTTCTTCGTACAAATACCAATCTTCACACATCAAGCAGTAATCAACAGGCAGTATTTTAACTTCATATTCTTCGCCGTCTTGCCCGTCACGTTTAAAAAGTCTATCGGCTTTCATGTAGTAAAATGTCGGATAGATTTCGGCTCTTGTTATGCGTTTGCCGTTTCTCATAGCAAACAAGGCTTGTTCAAATTTCATTCATTTTCACCCTTTCAGATGTTGCAATAGTTCATTCTCTCGTTCAAGTCTTTTACTTCATCTTGCAATTCTTTAATTTGCTGTTGCAGTTGCTCAACAACGCAATTATACAACGGCGAATTGTTTTTGTTGGCGTAATCGCCATTTCTGATTTCTTCTGCTTTTCGACCAGTTTCTTCCATTGGAGTGTAAACACTCCAATTATCAGACAATATATAATCTATACTCAACACAGTCATTATTTCGTCGGGTTCGTTATAGTGGGCAGCATAAATATTCATGCCGTCTTTTATGTAAAAATATTTTGCAAAACACTTATCCCAAACGTGAACTTTAAGTCCTTTTCTCATATACTGTAACGCTTGTTCAAATTTCACTGTTTACACTCCTTTCGGTTTGTGCAATGAAAGGAAAGCCACTCTCCATTTCAATAAGCTTACTTTATCTTTTAATTCTTGGATTTGCCTTTGTGCGTCCTTTGATGTTGACAACTGCATTTTTTCACGTTCAGCAACGCTTTTGTCAATCAAGTATTGGATATGCTTTTCGATTTCTTTGTAACTCTCTTTGTTGTCGGTTTTAAATCTTATCTCATAATCGCCACCGCCGACAATGGTGTTATACTCAATCATTGTTGCACTCCTTTATTCAATAACTGTCGTTTCAAATTCCTCTATTTCCCATTTGCAAGTGTTTTTGTATTCTTCAAGCAAACACCAATCATCAAGAAGCATTATCTCCGTGCCTATATATTCACACCAAAATTCTGTTTCATCATAGCTATTGTGCTGATATATTTTACCGTCTTTGACATAATAGTAAAAATACGGTGGAAGCGATTGTCTTGTTACTTCTTTACCGTCTTTCATAGCTTTTAAAGCCTGTTCAAAAGTCATTACTATCACTCCTCGTAATATCCCGATATTGCGTACATACTGAAACGCATAGTATCTGATAATTTGTTTTGAGTTTTTGCTTTACTGTTTACAAGTTTGCATATATAGAACTCGCAATTATCACACTCTCTTATTATTTCGTCTTTGGTGCTTATAATACCGTCTTTCATGCACAAAAACATTTTATCACTCCTCATAATATCCTGACAATGCGTGCATACTGTCACGCATGATTTGTGGTAAATTTATTTTTGCAATAGATAAAATTGTTTTTGGGTGTTCGTTTGTGGCAAACAGAAATAACAACAGGAACATTTTTGTTGAAAAGTCGCTTTTGTCAAATCTTTCTGTCAATGTTTTTTCGTCAAGTTCTTCAAAGGTTTTATAAGCGTCATAAAATTCCATTCAATCACTCCTATTTCAAAAAATACCACCATTTCACACAGTCGGGGATATTCGGTGATGTGATTATCCAATAATTGAAATAACCAAACGCAACAAGCCCCCCCCTATGCAAAGCAGTATGATAACAATGGCTAAGATGTTACCTGCAATATCATCTTTTCTATTTTTCATCTGTGTTTCCTCCCGTGTACGGTGTGCCGTCTGGATTAAGCATAACACATACCGACACTTTGCCTTTATTGGTAATACAAAAATAACAAACCCCCGTTTTATCGTGCTTGTATATTTTATAATTGTCCGTTTTATCAATAATTGTCATTTCGGACGGTGCGTTTCTGTCATCAGTTGATTTTGTGGGATTACAACCACCCAACGCTAAAACTATCAACATTGCCAACAACGCTGTCAGCACCGCTGTCAACACCCCTGTCAACAATGTTATTACAGTGATTCCTTTCACTTTTATCACCTGTCTTTCGGTACAACTTTCATGGTTTTTACAAAATACCGGATTGAATCCAAAGAATGGTCATTCTCTTTCACTGGTGTTTCATCATCATTCCACACATACCCCTCAAATTCACGCCTTACAAATTCCAAGCTCGGATTTATCTTGATTTTGCCTTTTTGGATTGCAACCGCTGTTTCTCGTATGCCGTCATTTACAGCATTATCAGCGGATACAACGTGAAATATATGTGCCCTTTTCATAGCCGTTATGAAACTTGCCGCACTCGGGTCAACGATTACCTTCAGCTTTGTCCATTCGTTCCCGTACGCCCCGAACTGTGATAACATATCCTGTACATAATCATCATCTGTCTTATTTCTCTGCTCAGTTCTGCCACTGTAATAATAACCATCAACAGCATACCAAACACCGTCTATTTTCGCCCATAGCAACGCTGCGAACGCATTGAGTGTACCATAGTCAATAGATAACACAAATTTCTCTGCACGGTGTTTCCAATTTTCGGGAGGTTCTTCAAACGACTGTTCATACATCGGGTATATCAATCCCTCTGCAAGCGACCATTCGCCTTGAATGTACCGCTTGTAATAAACCGTTCCTGCATACTCTTGACATAGGTTTTCAACAAACTCTTTCGGTAGATATGGATTGTCAAATATGGTTGAAGTCTGATAAAAAATATCGGGTGCTGTGTCAATAAACTGCTTGATGTAGTGGCTTGGGCTGTCGGGGTTTGCCGTTCCGTCAAAATAGCTGTGTTTGCACCTCAAACGGCTTTTCAGCATTTGGAATACAGGCTCAGCCCACGTTGTCATTTCGTCACCGTATGCGTATTCTATCGTCATACCTTGTATTCTTGCAACGTGCTTTTTGTTATCAGCACCCAACACCCACACTTTACGACCGAATAGATTTGCCCTGTTGTTGCTGATAGTGCCTACAAGCCTGTCCCCGAATATTTCACGCATTGGGTCAAGGATATTTCTTTCAGCCGTTCCCTGCGTATTCCCGAGAATGACCGCCGCACCCTCACCTCTTAGGCACATCAATCTTCGGGGGATAACATAAGCATAATCAAGCCACGACTTGCCCGAACCTGTCGCACCGACTTTGATATTCCAACGGTGGTTGCAGTTTTGGAGATATTCTTTTTGTTTATCGCTTAAAGGCATTTTGCACCGCCTATCACTTATTCAGTTTTTGCTTTGCTGTTGATACCATTCGGGAAAGTCTTTCGGTCATATCGTTGGCAGCGGCTAAACCATACTCCAAACTTTTTTGGGTTTGGCGTACTTCTTTTCGTATGCGTCCTAATGCTTGTGCCGGAGGATTTTTTTGAAGTATGCTTTTCATGTTTTCGGCTTCTAATTGAGAAAGAACGCCGTCTTTGATAGATTGAAGTCCGCCGTTATAATACAATTTTGCACTTTCAAGCCGTTTTTTAGCGTCTTTTTCAAAATCGTCAACGCTTTTAAATGTTTTTTTGCGTGAGTACAATCCTTTTCCTTGGACAACCAACTGACCGCTTTTGTTTATTCCAGCTTTAATATTGAGTGTGCTTAATTGCTGTCGGTACAAATCGGACGATTTATCAACAGGTGCAATCACGCCGTCATCCGGTAGTAAATTGGCGTGTACCCATTTATATTGACCGTTTTTTTCCACTATCCAAACTTCACCATTTGGATTTAAGGACGTTCCAGGCGTTTTCAAAAATACATTCCCGTCATAAGTTTGCACTTGCCTTTGTGTTTCCTCACCCTGAACTTGTTTCTTTTTCTTTTTACTATTGCTGCCTCGTCCTCCCATTCTTTTTTACCTCCCAATTATTCAATCACGCTGTCAACGTCACTCAAAATTTTGTTGATATTGTCAAGCAGTTTTTTGCTTTCGGTTTCATCAAGTCCCGATAATGCTTTTATCTTTGCTTCAAGCAGCTTGATTTCTGTTTTTGTCTTTTTGTCTGTCAAAGTATCCTTGTTCTGTCCTGTCAGTTCGATAATCAGCCTTATTGCAGATATGCAATTTTTGTCTTTC